GTTTCCAATCTCAGTAACAATATCTCCGCCCGTACCTTCTCTATTTAAAACAGAAGCGTTTAAAGCGTCTATCCAATCTCCGTTGGGTAGAAAGCGAGGGTCGTCGTCTTTGTTTAAGCCGCCAGTGAAAACTCTTGTTTCTTCTTTCAACCTTTGAATCGTTTTCTGTTACGCCTAATAGAAGCTTGTAGTTCTTCTCTTCTTCGAGTCTTTAATCTTTTTCTTGCGTGAGACTTAGCGTTGGCGTAAGCAATGTGGCGCATTTGTTTTTCACCTCTACTCACGCTGTCTTTGAACCTTACCAAGTCGTAGTCCATCCACAACAAAAGAGGCTCTTCTAAAAATTCGTGGACAAGGTATTTTCCGTCTACCTTTTGCGGGTTGGCAACGTACTTCATCCAAATCTTTGTAAAGGTGTACTCCGTTCCAAACTCTAATCTTCCTGCCGCTCTGTTCTCTACAAAAGTACCTTTGAACTCACAGTTGTTGTTGGTAAATCTGTCGTCTCCACAATCGTCCTTTTTTGGGCGAGATGTACTAAGAATCAAATCAACGTGTCCACCGTTTGTAATACCTCGTACTAATACGTGGCGAATGTAATCGTTTGGAATTGGAATGGTGTTGTCGCTGTCAAGTGTGTAAGTGTCTTCAACATTTATTCCGTCAACGTCGTAGCTTAACTCACGTAACCCTTTTATAGCCGAACGAATAAGTCTGTCAAATCCGTGTGCTGAATCGTAACCTTTTCCTACTGCGTAATCTTTTACTATGTCAATTAAAGGTCTCAAGCTTGGTCTATTTCGTCGTTAATTATGTCTTCTCCTAACCCCTTTTCAATGGTGATTAATTCAACAGTTCCTCTAATAATATCGTTCACCGAAGACGGAGCAACAGGGAAGTTATCAAAAGAGTCAAGGTCGTCACTTGTGGCTACAATGTTTAGTTGAAGCGTTTGCCCTTCTTCTTGGGCTGGTTGAAAATAAATGTTTTCTCCTTCGTAGATGTACCCACTCAACCCTTCCATCTGTGAAGAGAAGTCGTTGTTGTAGAAAAAGTTAAAGGAATTACTTAGCGGAATAAAAAGCTCTCCCATATCTTTGGCTGAAAACACTTGGTATATTCCGTAGTTCTTTGCGATGTCAAGAGGGCGGACAGGAAGGGTGGCGTAAGTAAGCCCTCGTTCACTATCACTCTTTACTTCTATTGTGTAGTTTGAAATAAAGTCGCCAAAAATTCCTAGCTCGTTTGCCCACACAGCTTGGTTAAGGTAAATGGTTGAAACTTGGTCACGCACAATCGACAGCGCACTTTCCACTTCCCGAATGTTTATTTTGGTTTCGGGCTTAAGACGTGGCTGTAACAACCTTAAGACTTGTTCTGCGTATGACCTTTTAGTTCGCACCTGCTCCCGCTATTTGTGTTATGTCAAATTCCCTTACGCTTATTCCCATAAGGGCTAAAATTCTTGCTACTATCTTTGGTAAATCGTACTCACTAACCTCAAAATCTGTGGAGTGGTCAGCGGCATTTATTGTTAAACTGTGTGACGTACCAACCGCTCCCGCCGACAAAGAAAGAGCCGTACCTGCTTCTGCGTTGGCTAAACTAGACGCTAGTTTTATAGTGCTTGGGTCAACTACAATAACAAAGTAATCCGTTGCGTCTGTTAGACCACCTATTGCTGTTCCTCCTTCGTCTGAGTAAAGAACGGCTTGTGTGTTGTGGAGTCCGTGATTGTTTATAGAAATAATGTTTAATGTGGTGTTTACGTTGCCCGTGTTTAAGAAAACTTTTTTAGACGGGTTGGTGTTTGTTCCCGTTCCTCCTGCCCCTGCGAAAACCTTTCTGTTAGACGATACCGTATAGTTCCAAAAAGGACGGGTTGGTTCGCGCAAATAAGACAACTCTACTTGAGTAATAGTGGTTGGGTAAAGTTGAATGTAGCTATCTCTTAAAACGCAAATAGGGTTTTGTTCGTTTGGGGCGATGAACTCACTAGATAATCTCATTGAAGCTTCTGCGGGCTGTACCGTTTCCACGTTGATTGTACGACCTTTTACTTTGTAAGGTAGTTGAAAGAACTGAGCGTGCCAATAGTCGCTTGGGTATTTAGCCTCTCCGTTTGACACTTGAATTACTCTTGGTTTTGCGTCTAAGGTTTGTAAGCTGTCGTCGTTTTCTTGGCTTGACTCGTTTTCTTTGTACTTGTCGTTAAAGTAGCCACGTTGAGCCATATCAGCGTACCTGTTAAAAACAGTCTCGTCAAAGTATCCGCCACTTTGTGACTTTCTAATCAAGTCTTGGCAGATTTGGTAAACTTTATTTACAGATACAGCCATATATTAGTTGTCGCTTCTTGATACCTCTAAAAACTTAGTTTCATTATAGATGTACAATTGTAGTATATCTCCCGAACCAAGCGTGTCGTTTCCATTAAGGTAAAAAGGCGGGGAATCAAGAAATACCGCTGCTGAATCGTCAACAACACCACTTGTTCCAACAATAGTTAAAAACGTTCCAACTCGCGTGTTTACAAGAGCGCCAACCTCTGCTCTGAAAGGGCCACCGTAAGCAATAGTGTCAACGTTGTGAGCGCCAGAAAGAACTAGAAGTTTAGGCCCTCCCATTGTGTTGTCCAAAAAAGCCTCTCCTTTACTTTGAGTGAACTGCCCTTTTAGGTTTAACTCAGTAGCGTTTAAGTTAGAGCCGAGATACAAAGAGTCGGTTTCTGTTTTTGGTTGGATAGTTCCGTTAGCGGTTCTTTTAAAAAAACTTGTGTCGGTAGCAATACCAGTACCCCTAGTGACTCGGTTATCGTTGCCTATCTTTAAGAACGAACCACTCCCAGAAAGACCGTTAAGGTCTAATCCAGCAGCCTCAATAGTGTCTCCCGCATTTTTAGGCGTTATTTTGTTTGAAACTCTGTTAAAGAAACTTGTGTCTGTTGCGTCAATTTCAGAGCGAATTACCGTCCAAGGACTTGTGGTAGTGTCTTGGATTTTTAAGAAATGCCCTGAACCGTAAATTCCCGCAGAGTCAACTTTAAGCGTGTCTCCAATCTTAATCCCGTTTACAAAGTACAACTTTTGATTTACGTTCTTGTATTGGGAAAATCCCACAAAAGATACAAGAGTTAAAAGTGCTGTTAAAAGTAATTGTTTCATCGTTATTAAGGTCTAATTATGATTGCTTGAATTACAGCACCACTTGTTACTGTAAAACTAAATGTGTATTCACCCGTTGATACGTCGAAAGTTCCGCCCGTATCACTTATTCCGTCAACCGTTACAATGAAGTCTTTGTTGTAAGTTAATCCAATAAGAGCAGCGTTTGAACTTGTTGAACTTCCTGTAGCTGCGTCCGACTCCAAGAAAGTGTAAGCGGTTGTGTTTGAACTTGTGGTTTTAGAGTAAACCCTTTCTAAGTTATTGATAACGCCAACTCCCGTTACAAGCGTAGGAGTATTAGTAGAAGAACACTCGCATCCGTCACCTAGTATTTCTGTTAGTCTGTTCACGTAAGTTTGTATGTCTGTGCTTTTGCCACAATCAATAGAAAGTTGAAGCATCGTAAGAGCGTGTAACCCCTCTTCGTACTTAGCAAGGTAAGAGTTAGCTTTTCCTACGTTGGTTGTTTTGTTGTTGTAGTACCCGTTGTAAACTTCTTTTAGCGGGCAGTAGAAATCACAAATCGAAGTTGTGTCGCTAACCACGTAATCTAAAGCAGCTGTAGTTATGATGTCGGTAAGCGTGTAGTTTACCGCAGTTCCACTTGCGTCACTCCAATACCCGTCGGTAAAGGTGTAGCTCAACGTAGACTTTAAGTAAATAGTGTTTGTGCCTGTGTAAAAGGAGTTTGTGTTTATTGTGCTAGTTGTACTTTGAATGTAACCGCCAATAGTTGTAGGGTTGTACCTTCTAAAATCCCTAGTTGTTGTTGGGGTAATAGAGTTTACGTCGTAATCAGTTTCGTCAACTGCTAAGAAGAACTTAGGGTTAAAGATACTGTGGCTTACATCAATGTCGTGTACAGGGCGAGAGTAAGTAAGGGTGTAAACATAGTCTCTGTAGTAGGCGTTAGATAACCCTGTGTCGCTTACGTCAAAATAAGTAATGCGAATAATGTACTGACCTTGCAAAACGTTTCCATCTGCGTCTTGTGGAAGAGAAGTTGTGAAACTTGCGTCTACTCCTGTTGCGTCAGGACTTGAACCGTTTGTGTTGTTGTAACTTACCGTTCCTGTTGGGTCTGTAATCTTTACAAGAATTGCGTTGCTTGCTTCTGCCCAACTTAAATCTCCTGAGCCGTAAGTAGGGGAGGTGTCTTGAAAAGTAATAGTTTCAGAATTGAAAGCTATTGCGGTGGTGTAAGTAATTGCCGTACTCTGTGTAGCCATTTTTGTTTGTTTGTACTACAAAGATACAAAGGAAACTAAGGTGGCTTTATTTTGTAAATCTTCGCCTTGGAAGTGACTTACTTCTCACCCTTGGAGCAACCTTTGGTACTTCCCAAGCTACAATAGCCATCATAGAGGCAACCGTATCATCGTACTTTGTCCAACTGTTAGCCTCAAACCTTAGCCAATTCTCCAACAAATCGTCAAAAGGACAGAACCCGTATCCGTCGGCTTGCTTTCCTATTTTCTCCCAAGTGTGAATAACTAACTTATCCATGCACTCGTTACGTCTAGCTTCGCTTGTGGTTGGCGTACCTTCCGTCTGCAATCTTTTTATTGGGTCTTTTTCTAGCGGGTTGTGAATAATGTACTTCTCGTAACCCCTTTCTCTGAAGTAGTTTATCAGTCCTTGCTTTTGGTTCTCTACGTTTATTTCAGCAGAAAAGAACACGCAAGCTTTTATCATATCTTCGTAAAACTCGTTAGGGTTGTCGGGTCTGGTGCAATACCGAATCACCCAATCACTACCGTACCTTAGTCCGTACATCGACACCTTTGAACCCTCTCCAAAAGATACCGCTTTGTGGTCGACGGGGTCAACGCCTAACTTAATCGCCCGACCAATAGGCACTTTAAAGTTTCCGTTCCAAGCGTAGTTGTTTCGCTCTTCTTCCGACGGCATACTAGCTATTTGAAAAAAACCGTTGGTATCTCCGTCTACTAACTGCTCTCCCACAGGAACAGCTTTTACCGATACATCAACCTCGTCCCAAACTAGATTGTACATAGGCGGTGGAGCGCCGTTGTGTTCTAGTTGCTCTTGTACTTTTTCAACAGCTACAATAGAAGCGTCAGAGTTTTCCAAAAATATCTCGTCTTCGCTTAACGGATACTTTCTAATGTAACTCAAAAGAGCAGAGCCACTTCTAGCTGCCCTTTCCGCCATGTGGTGTTTCCTAGCCGCTTCTTCGTCTGAATATCCCCACTCGTCAATAATAAACCCTCTGTCTGCGGGGTTAAAGTAACGCCCAAGACCACTTACGGTTCTTCCTGTGTCTTCACTTCTTCCCTCGTAGTTGCTTTCCTCCCAAAGTTTCTTTGTTTGTTGAGAGGAACTTTTCTCCATTTCGTCAACGGTAGTGGTTAGAATTAACTTTCCAACAACCTTGTCTCGCATAGAGCAAGTTTCCCTTGCTACGTAGTATCTGTTTCGGGGGTTTACGTCTTTTTCTGTTTTTGCTATCTCATCTTGGTACATGGTGTAGTTACGAGTACCGTCCACTGCTTCGTCTCGGTTTGGATAAGTAACTATATAACTGTCAAGTACTTGTGACTTTTTCTTTTCTGCCGTTTTCTTTCTCGGAACGGTGAACTCTATTTTGTCTGTTGGGTTTTGGTTTCCTGTGTCTGTTGGTCGCCAAAAAGGGTGCATATTACGCCAAGCCTTTACAATCTTGTCACGAAAGACCGTTTCTTTTGCGTCTTTGAAAGTTTTACTTTGAACCCCGAAGTTTCGGTTGTGACCCCAAGTTGTTCTCCAATACCCCGTACTTACAGCAAAGGTGGTCTTAAAGAATCGACGACCACTAAAGAGTAGCATTCCGTAACACCTTGGGTCGTTTTCTAACAAATCCCAAACGTAGTAACAATCCCTTTGTGCGTCTACAAAGTCTGCGTTACCCGTTGAGCCGTCCTCTCTTACTATTGGAAAGTGTTGAAGCAACATATAGTGTTGCCCTGTTACGTACTCTAATTGGATGTTTTGGTCTGAACCGTTAAAGAACCAAAAGCCGTTTTGTCGCCGTTCAACCTCTTGGTCTTTTTGCTTTGGCGTTGGCTCATCTGGAAGCGGAGCGTAGGGGAATTTGCGCTTTTTTTCGTCCTTTTCACCGTAGTTGGCAATAGAAGAAATTGGTGGGGGTTTGGGTAGTTCAACCTCGTACCCCCTTATGTACCTATTTCTTTCAAAAGATTCGTAAGCTGCTTTATAAGCTTGCTTAACCGTTCTCACTTTCTAGTTCTACTAGCTTAGTTACTTTAGTTCGCAACTTCTCGTCCGTATCTAAACGGTTGATGATTGCCGTTCTTGAACTTCCAAGGTTCTCCCCTTCAAAAAGGTAAAGGTCTCCTTGCTTTTCAATAACGCCACAACTAATTGCTGAGTCTAGCACGTTTTTGTCCGATTGGCGCTCAACAACTTTCTTTTCCTTTTTACCCGTCACAAACCCCTTAATGGTGTCTAAAGAGTAAGCGTCGTTGGCGTTGTTTGTTGCAGCACCTTTAGCTAAAGCGTCAATAGCTCTTTGAGATACAGGAGCAGACTTCACTACGTTACCTGTTGAGTCAACAAGTACACGCCCCCCGTCCTTTTCTGACAAGTACCCTCTTTCGATAGCTTTTCTAATGTAGAAAGCGTTCCAAATCTCTGGGGTATTGTACTCCTTTTGGAAAGTTTCAGGGTCTTTCTCGGCTCTGTAAGCTAACATATCCTCTAGTTCTGCGTCACTAAGAGGTGCGCCATCTGGTGCTTTTGTGTTGATTCCTTTTGCAACACAGTAAGCCTTTTTAGCTTCGTAGTCACTTTCGTAAACAAGGGCTTTCGCTTTTGTTTGCTCCTTGTCGGAAGTCCTACGGGTTTTGGCTTGTTTCTCAAAGTTCAACTCGTAGTAAGAAGCAGTAACCTTTGGTTGCTCTTCTCTGAACTCGCTATCTTTAGCGTGGTTGTCTTTGTTGAACGGAGAGATTCTAAGGTAGTGCATAAGATTTTTTTCTGTTGGTCTTACGTACTTACCTTTCATTTGAGCAATCTGAATCTTCTCTCCTGTTGGGTCAATGATTAAAGATACCTCTCTAATGTTTAGGTTTTTAAACCTTTCGCCCCACTCTTCCACGTAAATGCTTGGCTTCATTGGGTCGTAACCAATCATTACTGTCCTTTGTTTTTCGGGACAGAAAGCCATACATACTCTTGGAATTGAAGTTGCGGAAGAAGATACGTTGATTCCGCTTGTGTGCTTAATAGTTAAGTCTTTTTTTTCTACCGCTACAAATATAGCGCCTCTTTCTTTTTTCATTTTCTTTACTTTAATTTAAAAAAAAGGGGGAGAATTTCGGCTCTCCCCCAAATAACCGTTTTTGTTTAGACGTAGAATTGTCCGAAACGCTGTCCAGCGAATCCTTCAAATCCACACTCTGAAAGCAAGTTGATAACAAACTCGTCGTTACCATCTGTCTCCATAGCGTTTCTTGCTACTTCAACGTACTCCCTTGAGCCTCCTTTACCATCTGACAAGCAGTTGATACGAAGGTTAGGAACGTTTTGACGGTCGTTTCCGAACTCGTCCATTGAAGCTACAACGTTTCCTAGTGGAATAACAAGACCCATGTTCTTGTAAGTAAGACCTGTTGCTCCCAAAAGCTCAGGAGAAGTCATTACTTCAAGTGGCTTGTAGTGGTAAGTGATTCCACCGTAGTTGATAGAATCAAAACCTAAATCAACGGCTCTCTTTTCTCCGCCCATTCCAGCGTATTGAACACCACCAGCTTTCAAGCCTTCGCTTGTTCTGATAAGGTTGTCAAATTCGAAAATCAAGTCGTGACCACCAACCATCATGTTCTCTGTAGAACCTCTTTGCTTGAAGAGTTTCTTAGACATTGATTCGATGTCAGTCAAAGCAAGTGAACCTGCTGTGTACTGCTCACGTTGTCCGTTAGCTTCGATAAACGGAACTAGACCGCTTGTAGATTTAGTTGTTCCAAAACCAGAAATACCTGTAAGGGTAGTGTTGGTAGTGGCTTCACCTACTAGCAAAGAAGTCTCTCTGTCGTTAAACAGATTAGCTTTTTGTGTGCGAACTCCTTCGTAGAACCAATAAGACTCGTTCTCGTTTTCTCCAAGGTTATCAAACCAAGTCAAGTTGCCCATAGCACTTCCACTAACCTTAGCTTTTCTACGGAAAATCTGAGTGTTGTTAGTGTAAGAAGTAAGCGTTGGGTTTACAGCGCTTGGCTCAGAAGAAGACTCTCCGAACTGAGTACCGATGATAGCGATTTCAACCGCAGTGGTAACAGCAGGAATGTTTTCTCCTGTGATTTTTGGAGTAGCTTTAAACTGATTAGAACCGTCTGTAGTAGAGGTAACAACACACTGAACGTGTCCTCCTGAACCGTTTGGAACAAGGATTACGTCGTTTTGTTGTGGCATTGTTACGACAGTACTACCCGAAGTTCCATATTCAGGAGCAGCCGAGTTAGAGTTAGTCGCTTGCTTTGAAGAGTCAACAGTAAAGATAACTTCAGCACCCGCAGGGCCAGCTGAAGCCGTTGCAACGATTACGTCACGAATCCTGTTTTCTTCAGAGTGAGAGTAGTGTGGGTTTTGAACAATGTTCTTATTCCCAATCATAGATACAAGGCTAGAAAGGTATCCTAGTCCATAAGGACGAACCAAAGAATCTCCGACCTCTGGTTTGTCAAGTGTGATAGAACTGTAGCTAGAGTCAACAATTTGAGAGTTCAAATAGTTTCTGACAGTAGCCGTTCTTTGAAAAGTAGTTGCCATTTTTTATGTGCAGTTTTAAAAGTTAGCTGTTAGCTCTACGTCTTTGTGCTATCTGGTAAGCTAGTAAGTCAGCCCCTTCTAATTGTGGCTTTCCGCTTTGCGGCGCAGATGGCTTTGTAGGCAATTCCGTGTTCTTTAAGGCTTTCACCGTTTTTTCTTCTCCTACTGACAAGGCTTGATTTACTGCCGCTTGTATAAGCGTGTCCCTTGTCTCTTTATTTGCCCACATTAAGTCTTCTGCGAGTTGTTGGTAAGATATGTTTCCGTCTTTAACGTAGTTGGAAAAGAAGGTGTTTTCAAAGACTACTTCGTTTAGCATTGTCTTCTTAATCTCCTTTACCTTGTCGGATACGTCAAGTGAAACGTCTTGGTCTGCTACGTTCACTTTGATTTGAGAGAACTCCTTTAGAGCAGCGTCAGCTTGTTTTGTTATCTCCTTTTTTCTAGCTTCAATCTCTTGTGGCGTTAATTGTGGTTGTTGTTCAACCTTCGGCATTGCCATTTGTGACTGTCGCTCTTGGAGCATTTTTCTTGCTTCACGCGCTCGGAACTTAGATGTAACTTCAGCGTCACGCTTACGTTGTCTGTAATCTTTTAGCCTGTCGTCGTACTCTTCGTCTAACTCGTCTTCCCTTTGAATTGGCTCTTTTTCGTATAGAGCGCCAAACTCTTTTTCCACTAAATAATGAATGTCTTCTTGGTCTGCGTCAGGGTTGTTTACCGTTAGCTCCTTAGTAATCAATTCAATAGCGTGGCGAGGATTTTCAACGTCAAACGATGAGTAATCTACGTTCTGCTCAAGAAGAAAGTTTGCGTCTTGAATGTCGATTCCTTTTTGCTTGAACTCAATGAGTTTGGCAATATAGGGGTCTTCTTCCAAGTTGTAGTACTTGTCTTTAGCGTCAGGAGAAATCCAACCTTCTTTAGAGGCTAGTTCTGTCCAATCCGATACTTGCTCACTTTCCGTTGTTTCCGTTGGTTCGGTTTGTTCTGCCGATTCTTCGGTTTGTTCGGTTTGTGGTTCGGTTGCTTTTGGCTCGTCTACCGTTTTTGTACTACCCGCTTCTTCTTGGGGTTCGTCTGTTTTCAAAGAACTATCTTCAATGCTTTCGTCCTTGTTTTTATCGCCACGTATTTGGCGAATTAACAATTCTTCCTTTTCTTTTTCCAAAATCTTTAATTTAACTCGTTGTTATTGCAAAAATAATTACTATATTTGCAGGTTATTATTCCTATACAACATAAAGATTTATGAAAGACGTAGACGCTGACAGCCAAGACCTAGACCAAAAACTACAAGTAGCAAATAACTTTTTTGGGCGGGGAATAAAGTTTCTTAGGAAAAAGCACAACATCACCCAACAAGAGTTGGAGTGGTATTCAGGTGTTCAACAAAACGTAATATCAATGATGGAAAGTGGAAAGGCTAACTTTAAAATGGAACACGTTGTTAGAATAGCCGCAGCGTTCAACATGAACATTGTTACTTTCTTTGACGTTTGCTTAGTGGCTAGTTGATTATTCCGCACATTTAAAAACGTGCGCTAACAGTCGCTATCCATCATTAAAACGATGGGATAGCTTGGTGTTATGTACCATGCTACCGAATCATAATCATAAACTTCACTAAGTCCTCAAAATCGTCATATTGCATTTTTATTTTCACATCATCAATACTATAATCATCATTAGGTACATAATGTAATTCTACTGTTTTGGCTTTGCTATCATGCAATATTTCCCATTTTGAATTATCACTTTCGCTTACCCACAACTTTTTCCAAAAAGCACGGTACATAACAAAGTATATAACCCATTGCTTTAGTTGTCTATATTTCCACTTTATGCAATCCATAAATCTGTTTCTTTTAATTAAATCCTGTGTAGCAACGGCTCATATACAAACCGTTAGGCAAATGTAAGTAAAATAATTGGAAAATCGAACTTTTAATATTTAAGACCTGATGTTTCTTTCGACATCATCCTCTGGTCTTGGGGTGGTTCTTACCGTGGGGGCTTTTGGCATACCTAACCCACCTCCTCCGTTAGCAGCCTTTGTGGTGTTTGTTGCAAGGGTGCTTTCTTCCCCATCTTTGGCAGTTTCTAAAAGGTCTTGCTTGATTTCGCCTTCCAACACAGCTAACTCTTTCTTCTTCTCGTACTCTAGTTCTAAGTAGCGTTCTTTTCTGTCGTACTCTGCGTTTAGAACAGCCGCCTCTTTTTGTGCTTGAGCCTCTAAGGTCTTTCTCTTTTCTTCTTCCGCCACTCTTGCTGCTAGAGATTGGACTTCTGCGTTTTGTTGTTGCAGAGCCATAGACTGTTCTTGTTGCACCTTTCTGAATTTCTTCATTAGGTGTTGCATTACTCTTTCAGCGGTCTTTATTGATTGCTTAGATACCCTTCTTACAATCATAGCCATGTCAATAGAGATTTGGTTTCTGTCAAGGGCTATTCCTAAATCCCTTTCCATTTGCTCCATTTCCAAATCTGTAGGGCGGTAGTTAATCTTAACCCCAATCTCAGCTAACGAGAGGTCTTTGGTAAGATTAATCATATCAACCCGTTCCTTTCCTATTGCTTTGGAGTAGGCTTTATCCATTCCCGAACCCATAGCAATAGAGTCTCTTACAAGTAGTACAACGTTTTCTGCCGTTGCTTCTATTAACTTAGTGTAAGCTTCTGTAAGGTGCTTAATGGAGTTTTGGTGTGCTTTCTCCTTTATCTTTTCTATTCCAACCGCTGCGTCTTTATCAATAGAAGTGGTTTGGTTGAACCCTGTTATTTCGTACAGCTTTTGTAAACCGTAGTCGTACATTTGCTGTAGAACAATAATGTCTTGCGGAAGACCGTTTACCAACTGCCTTACAGGTTGTGGGTCGTTTATTGGTTGCCCTGCTTCGTCTTTTAAGGAGTAGTAAATAGTTCCCGTCTCGTCGAACATCTTTTGAGCTTCTACCTCGTCGTAAGAGTCGTAAGCCATTCCAGCCCCTTGAAGAGCATCGGAGTTGATTGCAAGTCCAGAAGGTCTCGACTCGTTTATTAATTGCTGTCTCTTTAAATCAAGCAACATCATAAACTCAGCGATTGGTCGCATTTGCTCTACTTTAGACCGAAGGTTCATGTCTAAAATATTAGGAGCAACAACTTTGTACGGACATTGCACCTTTGACTCATAAAGACCGTCGATTTTTTTACGCAACAGATTCTTTTTCATTCCGTAGTCGTAAATGAAATTCGTCTCAACAACCCACTTTCCTCCGTAAATTGTTTCAACTGTTTTGTCTACTACCTCTGTTACTTTGTGCTTTCCTTTTTCGTCGTACTCGTCACTCACCATTTCAAAGCGGTAAGTAGAGCCTTTTCCTGTTTGCTTTTTTCTCCACTTGAACTTATCGGCGCTTCTAAAGATGAAGTCTAACACAAGAACTTTTACAGATTGTATGTCGTCCCAACCTACTTCTCTTCTGAACTCGTCGTACTTTCCGTATTCCCAAGAGCGGTTGCCCCACTTTCCTTGAGACATATAAGCTGCTCTAAAAATATCTTCTTTGTTGAACTCTCCGTTTGTTTCTTTTATAAGTTCGGAGATTTCCATTTCTTGTACCTCTCCAAAGTATCTCCAATCAGAAGCGTCTTCTTCCGTAAAATAAGAGTAAATGAAGTTAGGAATCTGTACCGCTCTTATTCTTGGGTTTCCAAACTCGTCATAGTCTGTTCTTGTTGCGGCAATTTGATTGGACATAAGGTTAAAAGCTATTCTTCTTCTTAACCAATAGTCTCTGTTGTTTTGAAATACGTACTGAAGTGCGCCTTCGTAAGCCTCTTCAAAAGGAGCTTTGTAGTTTAGCTCAAGGTCTATTTCTATTTCCTCTAACGTGTCGGGTACGGTTTCCATTTCCTCTTCCGACATTATTTGGATTCCGTTTTGCGCGAACTCGGCAGCCTCTTTCTTTAGTCTTAGCTTTCCTCTACGCCTAGCTAGTTCTTTATCGTACTCTCCTTTTGAGGTGATGTCGTAAGCCTCGCAAACTAAGTCGTAGTCTCTTGAGGTAGTTCGGTTTACAAAGTCGTTTACAAGCGTTACAATAGGGTTTGCAACGTTCCAGTTCATTTGAGAGTAAGAGTTGTCTCCTGTGGCTATGCAGTCGTGAAGGTAAGTAATGTCCTCTTGACCCGTTGACCAATTAATGTTCTCTATCATTCTGTTTCTACGCTCGGTAGAATAGAAGTCAACGCCTTGGTATTCGTTCCACCAAATTGCTTTTACGTAGTCGAGAATGTACTTTTTACTTTTTTTCTTTGACTTAGGTGCTACTAAATCTGGAAAATTTAAAGGGGAAGACGACATACTTTGCTTTACTTAATTGCAAAGATAATAAACTAAGTAGTTGGCTATTATTTAGTATTGCGATACTTGATAAAGAGTTTTTAATTCGCACTATTTACTTAATCAGCCCAACGTTGTAGAAATAACTGAACGAAAAGCCAAAACAAACCCTCCAAATAAGCGCAAAGAAAATTGTGTCGTAGATGTTTTGAGAACCTATTACGATAATAGATATGGTTACTGTGGTCAACAAAAAGCTTTTAGCTAAGTGCCACCCATCTGTGAAAGTTACAGGAATGTTCCTTCGGGTTGTAAACGTTTCGTCAACGTACTTGTTTTTCCATCCGTCTTGGTGAAAGAACAGAAACAACTTCTTGTTGTCTATTTCTGAAAATACAGACCTTTCCCAACGGTGTTTAATAACGTCCATTACGGCGTTAAAGAAACCGCAAATAAATCCTAAGAGAAACGCTTCGCCCATTTTCTGTGACTTATGATTATAGCAACGGTGTAAATAGTAAACAGCACCGCAAGGCAAACCTTTGGTACAGTTGACTCCATTACGTCGTTTACTGATTCTTCGTTGAAGTGTAGCCAAATAAATATACTCGGCAAAACGATAAAGTTCAAAGCGCAAAATATGCCGAAACCTCTATCTGCTTTTATGTGTTTTATGAATGTTTTCATGTCATTTCGGTAAGCTTGAAGTTATGTGTTGATTTGCTCCTGCGGGAGTGTTTGCCCTTCTTGCTCTTGTTTGGCTTCCACAGTCGTCACACCTATAAGCGTCGTAAGTGTTTACTGTTGTTGCGTAATCGCCAATGTAAGTTAAGTGCGTTCCTCCGCAAGACGGACATACCCTATCAAAGTTGCTTTCAATGAACAACCCGATATTTGGGTGCGGTTGAATGTAAGGTCTCATTTCGAGGTAAACATTTTCAAGGAGCGTGCAGTCAATGTCGCAATATTTTTGCATACGCTCCATAGCTTCCTTGTCTCCGTCCTCTACTTTATCCCAAAGACCTTTTTCTGTTTCTAGCTTTCTTCCAACACCTAAAAACTCACCTAGATAGTCTAGTCGGTTGCTTGTTATTTTAAACTGTTTTCTTGCGTGAAGAAGTGTGTCTATTGTTTGGTAAGGGGAGGGAAGAGCTATCCCGTTTTTTAAGAACCTAGTTTGGGCTACCTTACGGTCAAATCTGTTTAAATTATGTGCGATTACAATGTCAGCCTCGTCCAACATATTCCAAAGGGCTTGCGTAACCCTTTTATCGTCTCCCTTTTCTATTTCGCTTGGGGTGCAAGAGGCGTTGTAAATCTTATCTTCAAATAACCACTTAGCAGACCAACACAGTATGTGCCAATCTTTTGTTATGTGGTCGGGGTTTAAGTTCTGTTGCCAAATGCTAAATACCCTTGTCTTAAACTCAATGTGAGAGGTTTCAATATCGAACAGAAGTATCTTTGCGGTGTTCTTTAAATCAGCCAACCCCTTTCTGTTGATTAGTCGTCTTGCATAAGTCCTTAACAAGTCTACTTCGCTAGTGTTTTTATCTACTCCTAAAATCTTTTTGGCGATGCTGTAGTAGTTCTTGTCTCCGTGTTTGTAGTTCTCGATAATCAAGTTATCGTACTTTTTCCACTTGCTCATTTCTTATTTTTAATTAAGTTGTAATAGGACTCGTCAAGACCTTTTATTGTTTCAAGATTTTCTTTGTAGTCAAACATCTTTTCTACTCCCGCTAGTTGGTTCTCCCAAATCCCGTGGCAAGTTCGACAGTGTAAGGTGAGATTTTCTACGGTGCTTTCCAAGGACTTGTTGTATCCGATTGGCACGAGGTGGGAAATATCTATGCGTCCATTTGATACCCCACATCCACAACAAAAAGCGTATCCATAGGTGTCTAAAAAAGACTCCAAAAACTGTTTCTTTGCTTTTGATACCTGTTGGTTTGATTTTGATTGCTTTTTACTTACCTTTCGCAAGATAGTCTTCTAAACTTCCCTCGGCTGCTTTTTCTACGTATTTGCTGTCAAGGTTTAAAATGCTGTTCTCTAAATCGGCTAAGTCTTTTGTGTACTGTGATAGTTTTTCTAAAAGTACCTTTCCCCTGTCCCAAGATTTCTCGTCTTTGTCCGATAGGTTATTTTTCGTGGCAAGAACGTTTTGGTTTAAGTAATCTGTGATTCCGTCTACTTGTTTCTTTAAAGCGTGGTAAGCTTTTACTTTTGTAGACTCGCTTGTAAGAGTAAACACAATCTCTAAAAGCTCTTCTTTTGTCTTGTTTTCAAACTTCTTCAAAACTACTCCTTTTCGCAAATATAGTAAATATCTTGCTTGATACAACCCGAATACTTCTTTTTTTTGTACTCAAAGTTATTTGACTGTACTTTGTGGTAGTAAACACGACTGTCTTTCCACCTTCCCCAACCTCTTAGAGCTTTGTCTTTTGGTATAAAAACTCCGTTCTTTTCTACAAAGTCTTCTTTTTCTTCGTCGTCTAGCGGTTCTATAATGGCGTAATCTCCGTAAGGAACAAGTTCACCTTTGTCTATTGTAGCCATGATATGTTGGTCTTGGACTGCTATTAGCTCTTTTTTATTTTCGTCCAAGAAATCGTAGTCTGCGTCCTCGCTAATGATTATTTCTGTCCCCGCTTTTATCTTGTTGGACTTTACAACTTTGAATTGGTTCTTTAAGTTGTCGGGTTTTGTTTTAAGAAATATTGCGCCAGATTTGTAGTTTTCCTCTGGCTCTTCTATTCTTTCTACTATTGTAACGTCACCAACGGCTCTTTTGTTGGTGCAAAGAATTAGTTGGTAAAGGTTTCCGATTCCTTCACAGAACTTTTGGTCTACCGAGTAGTAAACCTTGTCTTTTATTTGGATACGGGCTTGGTAGTTTCTAGCTAAATGGGAGAAGTAAACCAACTCACCTTCATCGATGTCAAATTTAGCTGATTTAGGTTTTGCGACCAAAGTTCCGTATTGAACCATGTTGTCGTGTTCTGACCCAAGAGAAGCGTCAAAGTATATTTCTTTGTCTCCAATTTTTTGTTTAAATGCGTCTTTTTCGGGTACGTCAAAGACATATCTATTTACTACTTTCAAAATATTCAATTTTACTTACCTCGCGCAAAGATAAGTCAAACCACTTATACTCTACGTCTGTTTGCGTATCTTTTACGAAAATACTTAACATTAGTACTTCGTCCGTTGTGTGATACGCTAACTCGTCAAACGGAACAATCCTTGTTATCTTTACCTTTCCGCCTCTTTGGAAGCCGTTGACAAGATAACTCATTCCGTCTTTTAAGTCGCCAACGGTGATTTTTCGTATGTTGTCGAAAGTTGGAAACTCCACAAAAACTTACTCTCCAGCTTTTGCGTACTCAGCTTGAAAAGCTTTTTTAGACATTACAGAGTAGTTTCCGTCTTTATCTTTGATAAGATAGTCACCAGCGTAAGCAACAGATTTTTCTCCGCCATTTCCGAAAACTGTAACTCTTAGTCCTTTTCCTTCCGAGTCAACGGTTACGTTTTGGGCGATGGTTGCTTTTGTTTTGAGTATTTTTCGCAAGTCTGATTTCTTTAGTTCAGATGCTTGAATGTCTTCTTGTGAGATTTTTACGTAGCTATCAAATTCCATTTTTTCTTTACTTTGTACAAAGATAAGACTTTATTAGTTAGGGTATTATTCCGAACATTAAGATATTTTAGCTACATTATTTTCTATGTCAAGTGATTTTGCCCAACCTTGCATAACCAAATTTGGTTGAGTTTTATTCCACTTACTTTCAGTTGGCACTTCACAAACAACATCATCTACTCTGTAGCACTTTCCTCTAAAATGCACAGATAGACATTTGTATTGTTTGTAGTAGTGATAAAAGAATCTATATTTTTTTGCCATCGCTATTTCGCTTTTTAATGAAATACCCAAAATAATATTTGCATTGCTATTATAAATTCAAATAACAACACTACCAATCCAGACAGATAAACATCTACTTCTATTCCAAATACCTTGTAATCATTTCGTTCTAAAAACCTAACTGTTAACGCTAGGGGTATTACAAAGTACGCAATAATTCCGATTATGATTAACGCCATCATATTTTGTGATTGTAGTTTTTATTTATATCAATCATAAGTTTTAATTTTTCAAATTAATTTTGACATCGCTCAAATATTTAATTATTAGTTCTATATTTTACTTATTATATTCAAAATTTCTAACTCTTATTGTTCCGTTCTTTGCACTTACAATCGGGATTATTCTGTCGGTGGAGTCAATGTCTTTGAACCTTCTTACCCTTACTCCGTTGTAGAAAATATCAACGTGTCTATCCCAAATCATTTCGTAAGTGAACCAATCTGTAAACTTCCACCCCCTGAAAACCTTGTTAAACCAATTAAGATGATTTTTGCCACCCTTTTGAAAGTGAGTGCTTGTTCCGTAGTTTAGCCCGAAGTGGAGATTGCTTTGCATCTTTTTTCCGTAGTAGACCTCTACTACGTCAATCTCTGGCATGATGTAGTTCTCACTCACAAACCAAAGTGGTGCTGAGTGAAAGCCTTGATTTACCTCTTCCACCTTTGCCTCTATTTTGTAGTGACCCCTTTGAAAACTATTTGTTGGGATTAACGCTGTTCCGCTTTGAGTAACAGGTAACATTGCATCAACAGAACCTAACTTAGCCCAATCTGTCTCTATTTCTTTTCCGTTGTGGTGAAGTAGTAGTTCGTTGTCTCCTAACTCTGTCACTGACCCTAACTCCAAAGCTACATCTTCGGGACAGTACCAAAGCCTCTTTTGAAAATCTTTTAGCTGTATCATGTCACAAATATAGTTTTTTTTTAGATAAACAGCTATTGCTCCGTAAAAAGTTCGACTGTTTGTAACTATAACTGCTAGTAAACTAACTGCTTAGAGCTAAGGAACTCTGAGCAGTAACTAGAGAAAAAGCCACTATAGTCTAATGAACGCGTGTGCGTGTACGCGAGGCAAAAAACCATAGTGTGACTCCACCCCTGCTTGTCGCTTAAGTGACCCGTCGCAGTTTGCTTTTTGTTTAGGCACGCCACTAACTCGCCTACCGAGAACTTTTAACTCGATGTTTTGCAAAGGTAAGTAAAAAAATTATGAAATCCAAATGATAAGTGAAAATTTATTTATATTTGCTTTAATGAAGTACACATCAGAAGACGAAGATTACGACTACGACAGTCTAAACAGAAAAGCTTTAGAGACTGATTTCAAAGCTATAATTAGGCACAGGAGAAGGCTTTCTTATACTGAGTTTGATATATTGGGAATAAAACCAATTCGTGATTTTAAGGAAGAAATAGAAATAGACAACCTAACAAACAAGCAGTTAATGCTTTTTATAGAGTGCGATGATGAGAAAAAGCGCATGGCAAAAAAGCATAGAAGGGTGTCTATTCGTGGAGATAGGTCTAAGAGAAATAAAAGGCAGCCGAAACACCGAAATAAGAAAAAGGTTAAGAGTTCACATAAGAAAGCTTACGATAAGTACATAGATAGCGACCAATGGACAATGATGCGTTGGGGTCTGTTTTACAAGCGTGGGGAGAAGTGCGAGCGATGTGGAAAAACTGAGAATATACAAGTTCATCACAAAACATACGAAAATCTTTTTAGGGAGAAATTTGCTGATTTAGAGATACTTTGCAAAGAATGCCACAGAAAAGAGCATGGACTTAGTTAATTGTAAGATATTTTTCTTTATGTTTGCTCCGAACAAATTTTTAACCAAGTGTTAAAGTTCAAGTTTTGAGGTAGCGGGGGTTTAGTCGCCCCCGCTTTTTAAACAAGTTTATGGTAAATCAAGAAGAAATACAAAAAGAAATAGATAGGTTAGCTGTTATTCGTAACACAGAAGCTAAGATGTTTATATTGGGTAAATACGATAACTTAATAGAACCTGACAGAAGAAAAAGACTTGAAAACCACGCTATGTTGGTTGGAAAGATGGAAGCTTTACAATGGGTAATTGAAGAATAGATGAGACCACTGCCAAAAGAGTTTGACGGAAAAGGAGAGGTAAAGGGATACACTTTTACCCAAGTTGTAAAAGAGCGGTTTGGGTACGTATACCGAGTGGACGGAGGAAGCAAAACAAGGTACGAGGTGTTTAAACACAAAGAGAACGAGCGGTACGGTATTGTCCGTTACCCTCGCTCTCAGCACTTTGGAAGGTGGGCGTATTGGACTTTTGACTTTGAACGAGCAAAAGAAATATTGTTGAAAAGATGGAAGAAAAAAGAGTCGTAACGTACTTTGGAAATATTATCTTTGACGGAGTTGCACTTTACGGAAAAGAGGCAAACGTGAATTGGGAGAAAGGTTCTGTCGTTAGTCTTGATTTCGGAAGTGGAAAAACAGTAGAAGTTTTTAAATCAGAAGTAAAATATGTCTGAGTACGATTGGGACAATTACGTAGATTACCTTGAGAAAAAATACCGAGGGACTACACAGGTGAAAAATTTAGTGGATTTGCTTTACGACATAAAGCCAAGCAAACTACACAAGGTACACTCTCTTTACTCAAAGAAGCTACCACCGCAACCGTCAAGGTTCAAAGAAATGCTAGCGCTTGTCTTTAACAACCCCGATTTGCTTGGGGTGGTAAGGGTAGAGCAACACTGCTACAAAATCTTTGAACACAGATTGATGCACCCTGAGACTTTGGCTGATTTTATTAACGATTGCGACAGATACGGTTATAGACTGTTTTGGCAAAAAGAAGTGTACAATGAATACCTTATTTGACGAACTACAAGATGGCGTACAAGCGGTAGCTAAGTGGTACAGAACAGAGGCTTCTAATCCTGAGATTAACCCAAACCTTATTGTTTCGGCTCAGATTAAGTTAACCTCTTACATTTCCACTATTGCCGCCCAAGAAGTAGCAGCTAAAAGAGAGGCAACCCAAAGTAAACTTAACTACGAGTTTGAACACTTTAGCTCTGTCTCAAAGGTTAAAAAAGACCTACAGTGTAGCAACGCAGAAGCCGAGCGAGTTTCAGAACTAGAAACGTTTGAGTTAAAGCGGGTTTACAAAGAGTTAGAGGACGACCACCACGCTTGGAGGACTTTGTACGCAAGTTCAAAAGTGTTTTGGGAGCAGCTTCGCTCGCACCTTTCGTACATAAAAGAACAACTTGGAAATGAGTAAAAAGAAGCTAAACGTAGAAAGGGACTTTGAGTTAATAGACAAGGTTATAAGAGGCGCTTTTGAGCAGATGCTTGGGAGAGATATTCAAGACGCTGTTATAAAAGAAAGCGAGTTAAACGTTTACGTTTCTTTTTGCGGAAGAATAGCTAACTTCCTTTTCAACTACACAAAGATGAGCCAAGAAGAGGTGGAGAAATCAATCCAACGCACCGAGCAGTTTTACAACATTACTTTAGAGAAATCTTGAATAAACCCACATATTCTTTCTCTAGGCTGTCGTCTTTTGACGAGTGCTACTTAATGTTTAAGTACAACTACGTTGACGAATTAAAGGGCGAGGCTAACTTCTTCAACGAAATGGGTAGTTTAGCACACCTTATCTTTGAGTTAAAGGACAAAGGAAAGATAACCGACTGTGGTAAAGCTTGGGAAACGGGTTACATAAAAAGAGTTCGGGGACACGAACAGGAGTGGTACGAGAGTTGGTACATGGACTGTTATAGTTTCTTTAAAAGCTGGAACGGACACGAACAAGAGGCTACTTGGATAGAAGAACACAGCGTTTCAGATTTCGGAGACTTTCTGTTTCAAGGATACGTTGACAGACTTCACCTCGGAGAAAAAGGTTTTGTTATTACTGACTACAAAGTATCAAAGCCGTTTTTAAAAAAAGACATTGTAAAGAAAAGAAGGCAACTCTATTTGTATTCTCTTTTTGTTAAGGAAAAGCTTGGTGAATATCCCGCCGAGCTTTCCTTTTTTTTCTTTCGCCAAAATAAAAAGCTTAACTTTGATTTCAATAAAAGCGATTACAGCGAAGCGATAGATTGGGCAAAAAGAACTTTTGAGAGAATCCAAAAAGAAGAAGAGTTACTAATAAAAGACGGTAACGACTATTTCTGTTCAAGCGTTTGTAGCTTTAGGAATATTTGTGAAAAAAGATAGCCAAACTAAAGAAATTTAACTATATTTGCAACACACAAAAATTAAATAAAAATGAGTGATATAATTAGACAAGTGGGAACAATCTCACACATCAGCGCCCCTGAAAACGGGCAATCAAACGGAAAGCCTTGGACAAAGCAAACCGTTGTTATCGACGTTAACGTAACAACAAAAGACGGAAATTCTTTTGAGAGAAAAGTAGCGGCAGAAGCTTTTAACAAAGACCTTTCTAACTTTCGGGTTGGGCAAAAAGGTACTCTGTCCCTAATTATATCGGCACGTGAGTACAACGGAACTTGGTACACTAACCCTAAGTTTATTGGCTTTGACCCCGAACAAGGGCAAACAGCTTCTCAAACGCAAGCCGTTCCGCAAAAAGAATCAGCTAACGACGCTAACGATAATTTGCCGTTCTGATAGATATGCCTAAGTCAAAAATAACGAGAGTAGAAGAGTCGTCCCGTCCTTGGAATAACCCCCAAGGCGGAACGATTTACTACCGCACTATCGAGTTTGAAAACGGAGACGTTGGTTCTATTGGTACAACAAAAGAGATAGTTCCCGATTGGATGCAAGAGGGAAAAATCTTAGAGTACACAAAAGACAAAACAAAGATAAAGCGGGTAAACGAGAAACCAAGTTTCGGTGGTGGTGGGTTCAAAAAGAAGGACAACACTAAATCTTGGGAGTCTATTTCGGGTATGTTTAAACTCAACGCTTTAGAGTGTGCGGTTGAAACAGAAAGCTACAACAGCGGGGTATCCCGTAACGATGCGCTTGTAAAGTACCTTGAGTTCCTTTGCGATATTCCAGACAGCTACAAAAGCGGAATTGACAAGTGGGGCAAAGAGTCGGAACACCTTATCGTTAGAATGGGTGTAACAAAGAGAGTGGCACAACTATTTAAGGTTGACAAATCCATGACCCTAGATACTATCGTTTCTAAGTGTAACGAGTATCTTTCTTGGGTGTCTAAGCCTCTGTAAAAAGAGGGCAATTTTTTTTTCAAAAAGCAAATAGAGTTGAACGAAAAGATAAGCGTGTACGAGAATATCAAGGAAGTTAAAAACGGCTACACCATAACCGTTAAGACTGCCCTTGACAGGATAAAAACAGGAAAAAGCAAGGAGCTTCTGCTTGATATTCGCAAAGCAAAAACAAAAAAGGAAAAGAACGCACTAAAAGCAAACTTACCTTCTGTTACTTTTTCAGGAACTTTTACCGAGCGTAACGACGAGTCTTTAAAAGAGGCGAGTGGTTATATGGTATTGGATTTTGACGACGTTAAAAGCGTTGAAGCCAAGAAGAAAGAACTATCTAACAACTCTTACGTGTTTGCTTGTTGGGAGTCTCCTTCGGGTAACGGGGTAAAAGCTTTGATAAAGATAGCTAACCCAAAGAAGTTTAAAGAACACTTCAAAGAGGTAGAAAAGGAGTTCAAAGGTATAGACCCGTCTGGAAAGAACATATCAAGGGTTTGTTACGAGTCCTTTGACCCCGACATCTACATAAACCAAAACGCAAAAGTTTTTTCTAAAGTTCCGCAACAAGACGGGTACACCGTTAAGAATTGGGACAGCGTAAACAAAGCTTTACGCAAAATTGAAGACTCAATAGAAGGAGAAAAGCACGACGTAAGAATACGAATATCTTATCTGTTCGGAGGTTGGGTCGCTTCGGGAGAAATGACTTATGACGACGCACACAGGTTGCTTATAAACGCTGTTCTAAAAAACACAGAAGACCCTGAGTTAGCAATAAAAGATGTTGAAGACTCTTTGAGAGAGGGTATGAAAAGCCCTTGCTCTATGACCAAACAAAACGAAATACTTAGTATGCGTGTTGGGGTCGGAAAGCTTTGGGTGACAATGACAGATGTTGCTAAAGAGGTAGAAGAGTTTCAAAGAAAAGGGTACGAGCGTGGAGAGAGTTGTGGCTTTTCAAGTGCTGACGATTATATTTCCTTTCTTCCTTCCGCTGTTACTTACATATACGGAGCGCCTTATAGTGGAAAATCAAACTTCACTCACGAAGTTTGCATGAACTTGAGCGAAAGCAAAGGTTGGAAGTGGGTGCTTTTAACTCCCGAAACAGGAACGCCAGCCCAAGTCTACGGAGAGTTAATGTCGATTAAAGCAAAAAAGAGTTTTGTAGCGGGGGGTGTTGTTGACCAAGAAGCGGCTCGGTTTGTCCGAGACCACTTTATCGTGCTTGATACAAAAGGCGCTGAGTTTTACCTTAAAGACTTCTGTAACCAAGTCGAAGGAATAGAGCGAGAACTTAATATAAAAATAAACGGAACGGTAATAGACCCACACAACTACCTTGACTTTGACCTTAATTTGCGTGAAGACAGAGCTATTGGAAAAGACCTTGACTTAATGTTGGCAGACGCAAGAAAGAACGCTCGTCACAACATCTTAGTCACCCACGTAAGAGACCAACAGTTGCGGTTTATAAAAGACAACCAAGGGCAAGTCTCTAGGTCTTACTACCCTGCTGCTTCTCCGCGTGAGATACAGTACGGACAGATTTTTTTTAGAAAGGGAATGCAAATGATTTCCGCTTGGAGACCGCTTGACATCGAGGGTGAACCACTACCCGATAGCACGGGGGTTGATTACGACTCAAACGAAACACACTTTATCGTACATAAGTCCAAACCAAAAGGAATTGGAAGGACGGGAACTTTTAAGCTTTGGTACGACGTTGATAAAAACAGATACTACGAAAAGGCAATAAACGGAGAGCCTAAGTACGCTTTTGGAAACGTTATCTACAACCCTAACAAATTTATTGAGCCGTCGGTAGAGTTTGAAGACGTGCCTGAGTACAAAGAATCAACATAACAAACGACCTTAAAAATAGATACTTTTGTGGGAGTGTTAATCGAAATCTACAACTCAAAAACTGGGGAACTTGAACCTCACGAAGTTAACGATTCTGTTGGTACTTTAATCCTTCAGTTGCAGATGGAGTGCGACCTACTAGACGCTGAAAACGAATATTTAAACAACACTTTAAAAACACCAATATATGAGTACAACGAAAACGGAGCAATCGAATTTAGACACCCTAGCTGAAAAAATGCTTAAGCGCCAAACCGAAAACAACGTACAAGCTTGCGACCTTGACGCTCCTGAAGGGTGTGAAACTTGCAGTGGTTGAGTTATGGCAAAGAGAGTAGATAAATCAAAGATGAAGTGCAACAAACCAAAGCGCACTCCAAGTCACGCAAAGAAGTCACACATAGTAAAGGCTTGTTCTGGCGGAAAGGAAAAAATTATTAGATTTGGGCAACAAGGCGTTAAAGGCGCTGGCTCTAACCCTAAGTCCAAGTCAGAAAAAGCAAGACGGAAATCGTTCAAAGCCAGACACAAGAAAAACATCCAAAAGGGAAAGATGAGTGCGGCTTATTGGAGTAACCGTGTCAAGTGGATTTTAATATTTTCGTTATGGCTTCCGCTTTAGAATTGCCGAAAGAAGTATATAAAGGAGAAGATGGACGCTGGCATAAACCTTGTCCTAGCTGTGGTGATGAGCAATCATATTTAAGACGCAACTACGCTATAATGTCTTACAATGAGGCTAAAGAATGTAAAAGTTGCTCCAATAAAAAACCAGAAAGTAACTCTCATAAGGGGTGGGTTAAGGATGTTCTTAGAATTTCTTTTTGTTATAAATATCAAGCTCAAGCAGATATAAGAGGATTAGATTGGGATGTTACATTTGAGTACCTAGCAGAATTGTTGATTAAGCAAGACTTTAAATGTGAATTGACAGGATGGGATATTGATGCTATGGAAGTAAACAAAAACACAGCCTCATTAGATAGAATAGATTCATCTAAAGGATATATTGAAGGTAATGTTCAGTGGGTTCATAAGATAGTTAATATGAGTAAACAGCAATATAGTCAGGAAGAGTTTATTGATATGTGTAAAGCTGTTGCTAATAAAGTTAAGTGGTAAGGTATAATTATTATGGCAAAAGGAAGGACATTAAGGTACTATAAAACAGGGTCAACTGTGGAAAGTTGGGGTTAAAGCGTGGACTATTGTAGCGACTTTCGATTTGACTTAAAGATAGCCCAACTGAAAGAAAAGGAGTTGGGTGAGTTGCTTGATAACGCATCTGTTGAAGTTAAGCACGACTTAAAAGCCCTAGAAACTAAAAACGTATTTGTTGAGTACAGTAGCAGGCAAAAGCCTAGCGGAATATCCACAAGTGAAGCAGATTACTATTGCTTTTGTTTCGGTAAGACTTTTCACTTCATATCAACAAAAGAACTTAAGCGCCGTTGCCGCAAATATATAGGCACAAAACGTGATGTGGCAGGCGGGGATAACAACACATCTAAAGGTATTTTATTACCGATAGATGATTTATTTTAAAGAATATGGCAGAAGGTAGAACAGCAAGATACTACAGGACAGGCTCAACGGTAAAAGGTAAGGGTAACGCTAAAAAGGCGAGTGCTGCAAGAAAGAAAAAGGCAGATTACGACAAGAAGTTTAATGCCCGACCTGAGCAAAAAGCAAAGCGTAGAGAGTTAGCTAAAGCTCGTAGAAAAAGAGGTATTATGGGAAAGGGCGGAGACGACCTTCACCACACTAAGTCAGGGCATCTTGTAAAAATGTCTCCTTCTAAAAACAGAGGAAATAAAGAAAAGAGCAGACTAAAAGGCTCAAAGCGTAGCTAATCCTCGTTTCCGTCCCACTTTATCTTTTGTGGCTTGTAAAGCGAACTAGCTAAGATAACTTCCACTTCTTTTTTCTTCATCCCGTTTAGCGGGGCGTTCTTTTCCACAAGTTCAAAAACGTCTTTTACGGGCATATCCAACAACCTAGATATTTTCTTTAGGTGTTTAACGGTGATGTGGTCTTGTAGTTTCTTTCTTCTTTTTTCGTAAACCTCTCTTTTCCATCCAAGTAGCTTTAACATATTTGTTTTGGAGAATCCGTTGTCAAGGAAAGCTGCTTCAAAAAGGTCGGGAGAGCGGTAGCTATTTCCACCGTCTTGCACCATTGTTTTAAAAATATCAATTTTTTTGTGGGTTATTCTCATCTTTTATTTATATTTGCCCAAAGATACAAAATTAATATGACAAAAGGAAAACCAGTTGGAACACACATTTTAATAGAGCCGATGAAAGTAGACGACTTATCGGAAACTATTATCACCGACTTTGTAAAGACAGAGTACCAAAAAGGAAAGGTGCTAGCGCTTGGGTCGGGAAAGATAGAAGGAACAGAAAAGATAGATTGGGACATTGAAGTTGGGGACGTTGTGTACTACAGCGGAAAAGGTTCTGAAATAAACACCGAAAGCGGAACAAAGTTGTTTATCCGTCACGGTCAAATATATTGGGCAGAGTAACATATTATGGAGAAAGCAACTAACTTTAAAGCGGGTGAGTACTACTTTGAGCCAGTATCTCAAAAGGTTGTGGTAATTGACAGCATACCCAAAGAAGACGTGGTTTTTATGCGGTATTTTGACGGGTCTGAGTATAAGAATGTAAGACTAAAGCCACAAATGAAACTTTACAGTTTAACAAAACTAGAGCAACTTGTTCTAGGAGTAAAAATACCGAAACTTTGAAAAAATACGACACAGAGTACGTAAACCAAATTTTTATGCGGTTTACCAACAAAGAAGACCCAGACAGGGCTTTTATGAAGATAATGCTTAACCTTGATAAGTTCGTGGAAGAAGCGTCAAAGTATGTCGCTGATAACGGGTTTGTTTATATGTACGTGATGGCTGATAAGGAGTCGTACAACAACCGCCACAAAAAAAACGGAGTTATTAAAAACCCTTTTATTGTGGTAAACCAAAAGGAAAAAGTAAAAGCAAACTACGAGGTAAAAAGAAAACTAGAGCGACTAAAAAGAAACAACAACAACGAAAATGAAACCGATTATTGAGCAATTAATAAAACTGTCGGAGTCAACACAAATTGTGATTTACTCCGAGAATCACTTTAACTTTTACAAAGCGCTTTACAAAGAGGTGGTTGGTAAACCGTACAGCGGTGATAACATTCCTGTCTTAGAGCTAAAGAGCGGAAAGGTAAACATTACGGTTATGGACTCTGACTTAGAGAGCGATAACTTGTTTTTAGGGGACAGCGACGATGATTACGATTACATTACAGGAATATAATGAATAAAGCTTACGACTTAAAGATTTACAACGAAGACGGCTCTGAGAAAGCTTTTATTTTTTCTGTCTCGACTTTTGACGAGGCAGTTAGGTTAGCAAAAGGTTTTTTAGACTCAGAGTGGAAGAAAACAAGAACCAAAGCGGAGTGGAAAAGAAGCGCTCCCGACTCGGTGTTTGGCGGAGATAGTTTAGAGATTGCTAAAATAATGGAACGCAAGTGGGGCAACACTGTTCCTAAAGCAGAGCAAAAGAGTTACAAGTCCAACAAAAAGATTCGCCAAAAGATTGACAGACGGCTTAGTGACATCGCTTCTTTGGAAGCTATGCGGGGCTGTTGGGGTGACGAAGAAGAAATTCTTAAAAAAATTGCCGAACTAAATAAAGAAATTAGTATTTTGGACTCAGAATTTTTAAACGAAGAGTAATTATTATGACTGTAGAAAAAGCAAAAGAAACGATGTCAAACTTAGACTTTGTAAAAACTATTGCTGATATAGTTTGCGTGGAGTTTAACTTAGATTTTGACGAAATAAAAACAAACACATCTAGGGATAAGGTAGTAGCAATGCCAAGGCAAATAGCAATGTACTTTATTAGGGAGAACACAACTTTAAGTTTTGAAGCTATTGGTTCTTTCTTTGGGGACAAAGACCACGCTACTGTTATGCACGCTTGTAAAGTGGTAAAGCGAGATATGTTGGCGGTAAACAAAAAAGGAAACCCAATGATGCCTGACGTTTACAACTCAATCAAAACTATAGAGTCGATAATAAACAAGCACCTTAACTCAAAAGAGGGAAGCGCAAGAGAGGTTGCTTTGCGAAAGATTTTAGTAAACAAGTTCCGAGAAAGAGTTCTAAAAGGAGAGCAGTTTAACTTTGATTTGGAAAAGTACAAAGGACAGACAAGAACAAAGAGGAACGTTTTCTTAGATTTAAGTTCTCTTATTTCTGTTCGTGATGAATTAAACGAAAAGATAAAAGAACTAGAAGTAGTTAAAAATAAAGTTTTTTACAACGGCGATGTTTAAGTTATTTTGGCTTCGGGGTTTTTGTGTTGGCGTTACGGCTGATTACGAAGAGGTAAACGACGTTGTTATAAACGATGTTAGATTATATTTTGGAATAGTAACTTTACAAATAGTATGGCTGAGTTAGATTTAAAAGGAGTACAAGAAAGGTACAGAAAGTTGCGGAAAAAAGGCGCAACTAAACTAGAAGATTCTTTTTACGCAAAGTACGGAGAACACGGATATTGCGAACACAACTTCTTCGGAGAAACGTGGGTAAGAGAAACACTAAACGGAAAATTTAAGAAAAGAAAAGGTTGAAAGTAACTGTACAGCAAGAGAGGGACTGTAAGCACTACGAGGTTAAGTTACGTGGGGCTAGTCTTTACTTTGTCGAGTACTTTGATAAGATACACTTGTCGGTTATTGAGGTCAAGGATAAAAGGAGGGGACGGGGAACAAAGTTAATGCGGGATTTGGAGTACTTTGAAAAACCAATAGAGCTTTGTCCCGTTCCAGAAAGCGCCTCTAACTTTTACCTTAAACTTGGGTACAGGTGGATAAGTGAAACTAAAATGAGAAAAGAGATATGAAAGCGAAGTTTGAAGAGGACACAACCAAACCCGCCCACTACGAAAGGTTAGCTATTGATGTGTACGAGTTTTGTCACGCAAATAACTTAGGTATGCTTGAGGGTAACGTTATTAAGTACATTGTCCGTCGAAAGGACAACCGCTTAGAAGACCTTAAAAAGGCTATGAACACCCTTGAGAGGTTAATTGAGTTAGAAAACGATTTACCGAGATGACACCTATTTCAACTCTAACAGAAGTACTTAGCTACATACGAGACTTTGGCGGGGAGTACAAGCTTTACTGCGAACAAGGTGTGATACGAGTGGAGTTGTACCTTGGGAATAAGCGGGTTCTGTTTGTAAAGGACACAGACCCAAAGAACATTTTAAAACAAATACTAAAAGAGTGGTTGGAGGATTAACACTAAGCGTAAAGGGGTACGACTGTGAGGTAGAGTACGACATTGAAGAGTTAAAAGACTCTTTCGGGGAAATAAGAAGCATTACAGTACTAGATAAGCCAGATGAACTAACCGAGCAAGAAGTTTTAGACGAGGCGGATTACGCTATTTACAGCCACTTAGAAACTTTCACGCCAGAGGACTATGATTAAAGTAATCCCTTGTAAGACCAACAGAGTTTGGACAGCGGATGTGGTGTTTGAGTACCGCTACCGCAAAAAAGCCATACGAAAGACGGTAAACACCTGTCTTACTTCCCCCGACTCCCACAACTTAACAAGCTTTCAAAGGTCTTGTTTAATGCGGGGATTACCAAAGACCGCAGAGTTTAGTCGGGTGGTTGAAATAAGAAACGCTGTTGAGTGGTGTGGCAAAAAGAATTTTGTTTAAGTTTGTGATATGATTATGAAAGAAAAATACACCAAATACTTTTGGTTGGCTTACGCCCTGTTCTTAGTGCTTATCGTTATCTTAGCGAGTGCTTGTAGGTCTGTTCCAAATCCAAGGTATAACGAACACATTAAACTAGCTAACGACGGATACGTTGAAGTTACGGTTTGTAACCTTTTAACAGGAAAACAAGAAATAAGAATAGTAAGACTGGATGAAAGCAAGTGAATTAAGGATAGGGAATTGGGTTTATATTTCTAATGTTGGCGAGGTTCAAGTTGAAGGAGTGGACTATGGAATCATGCACAATATTCACAGATACGAAGAAGATAGCGTTGTTGGAATACCTCTCACAGAAGAGTGGTTGGAGAAGTTTGGGTTTGAGAAAGTAACAGATAAGGATAATGTTTACGGGCGACACTTTTACAGACTTAATCAAGTTGATATTTTTTGGGATTTAGATGATGGAGGTTGGCTACCGTTTGGATTTAATGTTTCTAATAGTGTAGATTTTTGCTATGTCCATCAACTTCAAAACCTTTACTTCGCACTAACAGGGGAGGAATTAGAAATAAAAGAGTAGTAGTGAAAAGTGTTACAAGGAAAAAAATTGTATATTTGAATATGCCTATATTGTTCTTTCAAGTGGCGAAGATAGAATGATTAGGTTAATGCCCAATCAATAGCGTTGCCTTCTGCTAGGGCTGAGGGGGTAGTGGACATCCTGACTAGGTTATGCAGACCGAAAAGGGTAGAGTGTAGCCAGCACTATTTCCACTCCCCTTCATAGGAGGTCACTAACTAGCTGTGCATATATCAACAATAGAAATAAGATGAAACTAACAGAACTAAAAGTACCAGAAGACGTACTTGTTGAGATTAGGGTGGCGGCTTTTAAGAATAAACTATCCACCTCTCGCCCCGTAGCAAACAAGATTAGCTTCTGAGTCACCTTACCCCCACCCACAGCAATATACTTATATTTAGCTATTAGCTACGGCTTTTAGAGTAGCTATAGCTGTTAATAACCCAAAAAAAACTATAGCTACCTAACAGCTATAGTTACCTATTAGCTATAGTAGTATATACTAACACGCGCGAGCAAAGCACACATTTACCGCTTTTAGACCCCTCTGTGGTTAATTTACCCGTTGGCGTGGCAAAAAGACGTAAAGCCCCAATAGGTAACAGCAATTAGCCAAAGTTTAAGCCCGACCAAAGACACCACCCTTGGTTGTCAAGTCGCAAACGGAAATCTTTAATTGTGGTTGTTAGGCAACCTTTGGGAGTCTGTGTGAATATGGATGTCAGGTGGCTTGGGGTGTCTTGATGTGGTTAAATCCTTGCTTAAGAAGCGTGAATGTGGTTGTTAGGTTTCCTTTTAGTGCGTTAATGTGGTATAATACTTTAACACTAAGGGTTACTTAACCAAAAGAAAACGCAACCCTCAGACTGGGTACCCTCTTGCCTCATCCATCTGCTTTTATTATGGCTATTCTAGGGTAAAATACCAGCCAAAAGTCATATAATATATGTTATGTAAAGTAAATTCCAGCTACTATATTACTACTTAATATGCAGAGGCTCAAGGTTTTACAGGGCAAAAGTTCAACCAATACTTTAAGACGTTGTGCACATTTGCGACAGTTGACTAAGCAAAGTTAGATTTATCTAACAATATTGTTAGGCTAGTCTAATCTTTGACCTTAGATGTGGCTAATTATATTTTAGGTAGTATGCATTGCAAGGTAGTAGGTATTGAATTATCCCCATCAAAAATAACCCCAATACTTTCACCTTTGATAGTATTACTATCGCTCTCGATAGTTTTGCTATCAATATAAATAGATATACTTATATTTACCGCTTAATAAGTTCTTTTTGTCAATTAGTTTTTTTTGTTTATTCACGCGCGCACGGTTTCTTATTTGAATAAGTGTTATTTGTTTATGTTGCTGATTTTCAATTACTTAAGTATTTTTTTTACCGTTTAATAAGTTTAATTAAAAAAACTCTTTGTTAACTCTTTGTCATCTCGATTTTTCTGTTTTCCTTTGTCATCAACAAAGCGGGAAACGTCTCGCTCCGTTCCTTGACACACTGACTACATTCACTCGCAAAGAGCTGAACAAACCGACGACCAAAGCTGCCTAAAGGGCTGAACCCCTTTTGCAAGCGCACCCAAGCGGGCGCGGGCTAACCTATCGAAAAAGCTTTGAGAGCGCACCAAAGACACCAGCGCATCACGCGCCGTGCGCCGTTCGTTTCATTGCTGCCCCGAAATAGGCAATTCGGGCTAAGGGATACGCTAAACCCTTTTAATAGTGAAGACGTTTGAATGTAGTTTGAGAATTTACCCAAAAGAGGACAGAAGTCCGCTCCTTGTTAATAGATATTAAGCAGCAAGGCAACCGAAAGACGAAAGTCGGGGTTGAGCCGCCGTAGTTGATGAATTGCGGTGCTAAATTGATAGGTGCAAAAAATAGCACAATATTGTGTTCAATGCCTATAATTTAAGAGGGTGAATTCGTGCTAAAAAATATACCTTAAATTTTGGCAAAGGTACGTTGTAGACGTATGCAGCAATTGCGACCTTTGCCGCTAAACTTAATCTAAACATCATGAAGTATCTGAAAGAAGGGGTTACGGGAAAGCAATTAACCCAGCAAAAAAAGGCTTTCAAAGATAGCGTTAAAAAGACGCAAAACAGTTTTTCAACGTTGCTAAAAATAGCTTTAGCTGACAAAAAATTGAAGGCTTTGCTTGAATCTTTGCAAATAGACGTTAAGGAATTGACGCCGCGTAATTTGTTACCATATCGCACCGAGCGCGAAAAATCGCAAAAGAACGAATGTACAGCGCATATGCTGACAAATCAAATTCAGCGATATGCAAAGGCTCAAGTGCAATTTGCCGACCTTAACAAATCGAAACGTGCGGAGGCTTATATGCAAGCGCACGAATTGAGGGCTGAAAAAGCTAGAAACGCAAAGAAAGTAGAACTTAAAAAAGTAGCATAAAACTAACAGCCCAAAGCAAAAGTTGAAATAAGACTTTTAACCGTTCGTTCGGACTTTGGGCGCAAATTTTAAAACTAGATTGATATGAAGTTAATAGAAACTCAAAGAGGTATTGAGATAGAAACAACAAATGGCATCGAAACGGTTCACGTTAACCATTCTCACGACAATCTTAAAGGCTATAAAGAGGACGTTTATAGCCCTTTTTTAGTGTTTGAGCATTGCACGAACTTTGCAAGGGTACATTTGCTCACAGCTTCAAGTGAGGACGATGCCCTTCAAGAGGTTTTTGACTATCTAATCGAGCAAGAAAACGACGACCCCAATGAGATAAACTTGATGGGTGTTGAAAAAATAAACCTTTAAAACTATGAAACAACCTGAAACAAAAGTAGACACAAAAGAACTAGCGACAGCTTTAATGTGGGGTTTAGTGGCTCTTATAGCCTTTGTTAGTTGGCACGAATTTTTAAATCTTTAAGACTATGAGAACAATAGAAACAAAAGTTTATCAGTTTGGCGAATTGTCAGACGAAGCAAAAAAGAAAGCGGTTGAAAATATGTATGACATCAATGTAAACTACGATTGGTGGGAGTTTATTTATGAAGATGCAGAACAAATATGCTGTAAAATAAACGGCTTCGACATTGGTAGGGGTCAGTATTGCGAACTAGAGACAAAGTACGGCTTTAAAGATACAGCAACTGAGATACTAAAAAGTCATGGCGAAATGTGCGAAACGTACAAGATAGCCGTTGAGTTTTTTGAAGAGTACGATAGCCTAGTGGAAAAGTACAGCGATGGAGGTGATACAGTAACGGAAGAAAACGAATACGACTTTGACCAAGAAGCTGATGAACTAGAAAGCGAGTACGAAAAAAAGTTAGGCGAAGAATATTTCTCAATGCTTGAGAGGGATTATGAATACCGAACAAGTGAGGAGGCTATTATAGAAACTATTGAGGCAAACGAGTACGAGTTTACCGAAGATGGAAAGTTATTTTAACCAATAAAACAAGCAATTCAACGAAAACTTTTTAAACCTAAACACTATGAACTTATTAGCAAGCGGAAAGACGAACGCGAAGACGTCTAAAAACAAACGCAACACAGCAATAATGTACATTGCTCCGTTCAATCAAAACGAGCGAGGTACTAACCTTTGCCCCAAAGCAAGTAACGGGTGCGCTGCAGCCTGTCTGTATAACTCAGGACGCGGTAAATTTAGCAACGTGAAACAAGCTAGAATAAACAAAGCTAACTACTTTGTAAGTGACAAACGAAAGTTTACAAAGCAACTACTTGACGAACTGGTGAAGCTTAACAATAAAGGCAAATTTGCGGTAAGGCTTAACGGCACAAGTGACGTTGACTTTATAAAGTTAATTGACCTACACCATAACGTTGACGTTCTTGAGTCTTTGCCTAACTTGACGTTCTACGACTACACAAAGGTATTAACGCGGGTAAAACGGTACGCTGGTACTAACTACAGGCTGACGTTTAGCAGGTCTGAAACAAACGAACACGAAGCGGTTGAAGCCTTAACCGTTGGCTCACCAATATCTGTAGTGTTTAGCACAAAGAAAGGCGAACCTTTGCCGAGTGAATACTTAGGACACACAGTGGTGGACGGTGACGAAGCTGACGATATTATGCTTGACAAACGCGGAGCGTATGTGTTAGGCTTAAGGTTCAAAGGTTCTAACTCAGACAGGATTGAAGCTGTTGACAGCGGATTTGTGGTGAACGTAAATAAACTAAAAGATGAAGTTAAAAATAACGGTGAGTTGGTTCAAGGGTAAGTACGAAACTTACGAAAAAGAATTTAAAGACGAACAACACTACTCTAATTGGGTGGACTTAATCCTGAGAAAGGGTGGTAAAATAATTGGGACTTATGAGTCCAAAATGAAAATACTATGAGTAAAGAAGCAACACATTTTTTGTACAGCGAAAGAATCCACACAAACGGTTACTTTATTACCCTATACAAAATAGTAAAAGGGCAATTTAATGAGGCTAGACCAATGTATCTTTCCCCACTTGGATGGAGTAACCATCAACCAAAGAACGATAAAAAGATACTTGACAAACTTATACCAATACAAAGATTGGAAGAGTTTACAGGTGATGACATAGACAAAAATCAATTTAACGAACGTAATTTATACGCAGGATGAACACAACGAAAAAGCACATCATAAAGGAAGTAATAAAAGCAAAGGCTGGAAAGTTTTTCAGCGTAGAGTTTATAAAGAAAGACGGGACTCCAAGACTAATGCTTTGTAGGACGGGCGTCAAGAAATACCTTGCGCCTAACCCAAGACCAATGAGAAGGTCTGAGGTAGTACAGAAAGTATATGACGTACACAAAAAAGCTTACCGTTCTTTTAACTTTGATACAGTAACAAGAATTGACAACGTAAAATTTATTGAAGAATAATTTGCCCAAGTCAAACGGGCTTTGTATGTTTGGCAAAACTTAAATTTAAACAAAATGAGTACAAATGAGGTAATATTTGAAGTGTTGGAGAACACAGGTCTGAATTGGACAGTAAAAAAATCTCCACTAGTAACCGTAGAAGGAATAGAAGTTCCTGACAAGTACGGGGTGATAAGAAGCGATAACAACAAAGCGCTTGGAATTGTAGGTAACAAGTACGAGTTCTTGCAAAACAAGGACATGGCACACGTCATCTACGATGCAGGTGGTGAGTTGTTTGACAAGGGCGCAAAGTTCAAACACCCTTGGAATAACTCAGAAACGCTGGGTTCTTTTGGTAACATTGGGGGTGGCTCGTTGAAGGATGGTCGCGCTGTGTTTATGCAGATTGAACTTCCTGACGAATACATCGGACGCTCTGACATTAAGCGATACATTACAGTTACCAACTTTCACGATGGAAGCGGTAGTGTAGGCTTTGGAACGGGCAACCAAGTTGTTTGTTGTGAGAATACCTTTCAAAAGGCACAGCTTGAACTGAGTAAGTTCAGACACACCTCTTCTATGCAACAACGTATTGACGAGGCGGTGTTGGTGATTAACAGGATGTTAAGAGAAGACGATAAACAAATGCAAGTCTTTGAAGAGGCATCGACTAAGCCGATACAGAATCAGAACATAAAAGAGATTGTTCAGTCTGTGTTTGGGCGTAACATCTTTGATATACCTGACGATAAGCTTAGTACTAGACGTAAGAATCAAGTAATGGCTTTATCTCAAGACATCGAAACGTCCATAGCTGAACAAGGGTCAACCCTTTGGGCGTTGTTCAACGGGGTGACGAGATACACCAACCACAGCACATCGTCGAAAGACGTTGACTACGGGTTGATGTTTGGAACAGAGGCTAAGATTAACGAAAGAGCGTACAATACTATGCTCAGATGGTTGAATAAAGAAGAATTAGTTTAGGTTAGGTTTAGGCGGGGTGGCTGTTATTAGTTGCCCCGCTTTTTTAAAAAGATTATTATGACTGAACAACAAATAAAAGAAGCGAAGCTCATACTAGATTTTATGGGCGCAAAACACAGCCCCAAACGAAAGGGATACCTTGAGGCATGGACGCTTGACCTATGGGGTCACGGAGAAATAACAATATTGTTTGATAGGGAGGAATACAACCCAAGATTTCATTCCAATTGGAATTGGTTAATGCCTGTGCTGAAAAAGATTGAATCAGTAAACGAGGGAGTGCCACAACAACTAATTAACTGCTCTTTATACAGCCCAATAGGTGAAGTGTATGAAGCAGTAGTAGATTTTATCGAAGAATATAATAAACAACGTGAGTAATATATGGGGGTTATACTTTAAAAAAAATGAAAGGTGAGGGTTCTTTAAATTCGCGCTTAATTGTAGCAAGCCTTTCAGCCCCCTATAACTCACATTACGGATTACAGCCCGTTAGGGCGTTAAGAGCGAATGAAATGAGAGATTACTTTGAACACTACGATAAACTTCCAAAAGAAATTCAAGACTTAAGCGATTGGATGTTCGAGGAACAACACCCACGATATGACAACTTGAAAAAGTGGAAGGAAAGATTTGAAAAAGAAGGCTGGACTTTCAGCTACGGCTTAGACGGAGAGCCTTTTAATCTTCGTCCTAATATTTTAACGACATGAAAACAAATTACGAATTAAGAACTGAGGGATTAGAAGCGGGAGCAGCTTCAATCTTTATTGAGTTATCCGAAGCGACAATAACCGTAAAGCACGGGACGGACGGAAATGTACTAAAGCGAATAAACAGGGTAAAAGACGGGTCTTGGGATAAGATATGGGAAGCAATAAACGAAATAGAATCTAAATGACTACAGCCCGACATGGCGCTAGGAGCAAAGCGACTATGACAATAGGTCTTTAGACCGTTAGGAATGAAAACGAAGTTGAATGACTACTTACACAATAAAACACAACGGAAAGGCAATAGCAAGGGAGATGGGTGAGAGTCCGTTTCACGCTGTTGATAGGTTTGTTACAGCCCACAAGCTTTGGGACTATCGAACACAATTAACGGCTGTTCCTTGGTTACCTAAAAAATAATTTTTAAATTTGAAAATAGCCCGAAAGGGCGCTAACGAACGCAGTGAGTTATGAAAGCACAAGTAGAAGTAAAGGACGGAAGGATAACCGTTAAGACAGAAAAAGAAGTAATCGCTACTAACTTTGATAAGCGACACCCACCTTTGCCCGAAAGTTTTATACAGAACGGGTGGATGTTTGGGTTTCCAAAAGAAGTTAACGTGGCAACTTACGTGAACGAAAACATCGGTGAGTGTTTGGAAGTAGATAACACCACAGGTGCAGTTAAAATTGAATATTGATTTACGATGCACAGACTTTATAGATTAATGGCAAACAATAAGTTAGTAGTGGCTTCTTACGACAAGAAGCAACTATTTGACTTTGCTAGACGAAACAGAATAAAGGGAACACTAATCAAGCAGTACGAACCCGCTTGGATTATCCGCCAAATTAGAGAGCGAGATAAGTTATTGTTCTCCAACAACGAACAACAAATTGATATACTTTAACCTATGGAACAACAAGAACAATCCGACAGCATTCCTTTCTCCACCGCTTTAAGCGTGGGATTAAGGTCATATTACCTCACAGTAGAGGATAAAATAACAAAAAGGTGTTGCGCTATGGAAGTGGTGGCAAAGACCTTAAACGGGGCAAAGAACAGAGCCGTTGCTTGTTTTGAGTCCTCTTCACAAGAGGTGATAGTGAAAGAGATAACAAAGACAGAATACAGCGAACATAAATTTAAAGACGATTGAAGCTATGAAAAACGATTTCACCTACAACTACGGATAAAACTAAAAAAAGAGATTATGGAAGATTGGCTAGAAAGTGAACGAAACAAAATAAAAGAAATGGTTCACCTCTTAAATAAAATAGAGGCTTGGAGTTTTAAAACAGCGGAAAACGAAAAGAACCGCCCAACACTTAACAAATACAAACAACGTTATGGAGCGATTAAAAGGATTTTTTGACAAGAAAACAGTTTGGTTTTTTATAGACCTACTTATTCTTGGCGGGGCAGCTTTGTTGATTAACTACTTAATCGAGCTTTAGGCGTTGTAAACATCCATCGTTCTTAGAGACCATCCCCCTAAAAATTTAGCTTGTGATTGGTTTCTGCGTACAAGTTGGCAGTAAAAGAACATTCTCTCAAGCGCATATCTCTCTTTGGAGACGCTTTTAGACGCTTCAAGGGTGTTAGCCCCAATGATTCCGTCCTTTTTTACTGAGGCGCAAGATTGAAGGGTTTTAATAGCCCTTGATACCCCACCATTTACTGCGAAGTCAAACACAGAGTATCTTATGTGGTCGGGCAACTCATCACAGCGACACTTATCCCAATAGTCTCGCTTGTATATTGTGGCAGCTTCCTTTTGGGTTAAGCTTTTTATGTCAAGGTCTGGATACGCCTTTTGGCTTATGCCGTACTTTGTTAACCCCCCACTATCTGCGGGGTCGTCACTAATATAGCCTTCGTGCTTAAATAGTTTTTGTATTGCTTCTTCAAATATCACAATTACAAAGATACAACTAAAAAAAGAGGTGGATTATCTAACAAAAAATACTATATTTGAAAAGTAGATAAGGTCGCAAGACCGCTAACGAGCAAAGCGATTATGAAAAACTTTCTACACTGCGTGCTGTTATTTGCAGGGCTACCTTTGGTGTGGCTTTCTATTTGTTTTACAATCACATATTATTGCGGAAATGAGTCATACTAGAGTAAAGACAACATATAGCGAAGAGGGTGCTTACGGAAGCACTATAACAAAAACACTTTATTGCCATCATAATCACAGTTGCGACTACGTTACATACTATAACGAGGACGGAAGTATCGCGTCAATGTGCTTTGGGGAATGGGATGAGGGAAATGATTTATGGGATGCCATGCAAAGGCTATGGTTTCCATTTAAAGACGAATGGGGTGGTGAGTTGAAAGGTGGTGTTGAGTATTATAATATACCACCTTGGGAGTCAAAAGATTAATTTACTAACTCTTTCTTCCACTCACTAGGCATCTTTGTTTCAGCGCAAGGGAAGCCGTTCTTTCTTGCCCACTCAAGGTAAGTAGTAGCTGATACCTTTGATATGGTGTTAGAACCTCTTTGAAAGATTATTCGTATGTCTAGTTCGGGGTGACACTTCTTCACATTGATTAGAACTGTTCTGCTTCTAGCGTCTAAGATTCCCTTTGTCTCTATGTACATCTTTGAGCCGTCCTTCTTTTCAAAGCAGAAGTCGGGAGTGTACTTACGAGGAACAACGTACTCTATCTTGTCAGTCTCGTAATCGAAGTTTACTTTTCGTTGGTTAAGGTTCTTTGCGAACTCAGACTCAAACTTAGAACGGTATTTACTACCACGTCTAGCTTTATGCCTAGCCCTTGTGTTAGATTTCTTTCTAGCCAAACTACTTCTTTCTCTTAACGGTCTTGATACGCTTACCGCTTGGCATCTTTGTTACTACCTTGGTTTTGCAAGCCTTTCTTCCTTTTCTCATCCTTTCTTCTCTTGGTATTTTTGCCCTAATTTTAAACCACCCGCTAGTCCTACTAGCCCAGATACTAAAGCTAAACAAGCAACACTTCCTTCGTTTAAAAGTGTCCACCATCCAGTAACCAAAGCGTAAGCTATCATTACTAAAAATACTAACCTCATCGAGCTAAAGTTGCCCTCGTTGTCTTGAAAAAATCCGTTTCTCATAGTTTATCTTTTTTTGTTATTTGTTTTTTAAGTCTTGATAAACACTCCTCATCAGATAGCGTTCTCCAAAACGCCCAATCTTGAAGGGTGATTGTGTGCTGTTTTTCCTTATCATAAGAGAACGTAACATCTACCGAAGTGTTCAATATGCTGTTTACTTTTTTGCTTACAAACTTAACTGTTCGTAGTAAGTATTCGGTTGAGTAAACCTTCCCCGAAATTTCTACCGTATCGTTTAGGAAGTACTCTTGATTATCGTCGGAGTAGAATATATCAAGGATAGGTCTGTCTCCTCGCCAAGAATCTAAAATTGGTTTGTACTTTATGAAGTTACTACCCTCGGCAATAAAAGGTTCTTTCTGCCAATTATCCATAGATATTTCGTGGCTAGATAAATATGATTTAATGGACTTTATATCTTGACTAAAATCGAATGTCTCTATTACGTTCATTTTCTTAAGTTATAGTTATCCAAGTAAATCCGTAAGTAGTAGCCAACTCTGAACCTATGGCGTTAATGTTAGCTAAATCATCTTCTGCGTTTTCTACTCTAATCTCTGCGAATTTTCCGTTTGCTCTAACAACACTACTAAACGCGCCTAAAAACTTAAATCCTGAATTACCTACATTATAAGATGATATTGCCTCTGTATCTACCGCACTACCTCCGTTCTTGTATAAATAAAAGTTTGTACCGTCAGACCTTAAAAGCCAAACAGCAGCATCGTCTAAAGATGCATCGTTAAGAAGTGGGTCTGAGCCAGATGCGCTAGTAACCCTTCCTTGGTATCTTAGGTAGCCTAAATCCTCAAAAAACGTCATGGAAGTATAATCTGATGTTAGATAAGTACCAAAAGTATCAAACCTCTGTCCAGTATCTATGCTACCTACCCACCAAAAGCAAGAGCCTTGAATAGGGTCATAGGGAAACACAGATTTAAACTCGTACCAATCGTCAGTAAATACTATTGAAGATTTGTTGTTAAAATCTGCATCTACTTCGTCCCAAACAGCTTGTAATGCTCCCGATGTTTGCACAGCATCGTTACCGTTTCCGCTAGAGTCGGGTATAGTTTCAATAGGGTTTCCGTCTGTTACACCAGTAACGTTAGAGGCAACAAGTTTTATTTCGTACTTATTAGCTCCGCCCCCACCTCCTGAGCCACCAACGTATAAACCACTAATCATAGTCCTAAAAATCTTTTCCACCAAGGTTTAGCTAATTGTTCTCTTAATAAACTAACCTCCCTAGCAAGAGACGTTAAGCTAATTATTTCGGTGTTTATGTTTACGGGTTCTTGCTTTATGTTTATCTCAGGTGTGGGAACTTCTACGTTTACCGAAATTGGCTCAGGCTTTTCAACTGAAACGTTTACTTCTACAGGGTCGGGCTTTCTAAATATTACTTGTGGGTTAAACTCTACCTTAACAGGGTCTACCTTTACCTCCAATGGCTGTACTACGCTTTCTTTAGGGGCTTCACCACTCTGCGCTGAGTTATTAGGGTCTAAGTCTATAATGTCTTTTCCCTCTGCAAAACCATCAATCTTTGGAGCATAAGCAATGTACATATCCCCATCGTGGAAGATTGGTTCTGATTGCCAAGTCTCTTGGTCTGTTCTCCCAAATAGCAACATATCTATTTGGTCTATATCTTCTTTAAAGTTGTTTGTTTTAATTAATAACATTTGGTTCTTCTATTTTTGGAGGGTAGCCAATAGTTGTTTTGATTACACCTCCTTGGTTAATTACTTTAATTACTTCCTCTAAACACTTTTCATTACTCCAAGGGTCTTCGTTTTGCCCTGACCAATGGAAACATCTTTCGTTTACTAAATTATCGTGTGAGTCAAACCTAAAATAAACGTCAATACCTCTTTGCACTCCGAGCAACACATCGGCTACCTTGCACTCAAATCTTATGTTACGAATGTCCACAAAGTTACCCTTAGAATCTAATTCTACAGTCTTTTTCATAATTTATGGGTTGGGTATTATTGGTTGGGGGATTATTCGATAAGGCACACCTCTTGAACCCGATAAAGTCGATGTTTTGGTTTGAGAACCTTGAGCACCTCTGTTCTGCAGTTGATACCTAATATATCGAGTTGTGGAAAAATCCACAAAAGGAGTTGCGCTTAAAAAAACTCTAGTCCCAACTCCAATGCTATCAAAATCAGTATTGATTAATGCGCTTCCACTGTTAATATAAGTCACAACGCTATTAATAATTGTTCTAAGAGGGCAATGATAATCTGAATTACCTAAAGGGTCTGTGTAAGCCTCTATGGCTGTTATCACATCATTTGCCGTATGAATAGACGCATCAAAAACAGAGCCTGTATCATTATTATTTTTGTACCACCAAATGCCTGTTAGATTGTCTAGCATTAATCCGTTTGTGTAAGTCGTGCCACCTAATTCATCCGTAAAACGAATTTTATTGCCAAAAGGGTTATTGTGTAGCAAAGTCCTACAAGTAGTGTCGGAATAGTCTAATTGTTGTACTTGGCATTGTACGCCTGTGGCTGTGGTATTGTTCCAATTATCAAATAAGCCTTGAGCTATTTGCCATCCTTCATCTCCTGTAAAGTAGCTAATTGTGTGAGTGGGCAAATCAGGTCTTTTGTATAGGGTAATAACATCAGAAGACCCACCTCCGCCACCACCACCTACAAGTATTCCGTCGCAATTTATTAAGTTTGGCATCCTTTTACCTTACCTCTATTACTTTGTTTTCCAATACCGTGTCGCTGGCACACTCGTTTATTACACTAACCTTCCCAAACTTTCTTCCCCACTTAGGAGTCCAACCCCAACCAAAGAGACGCTTTCGCTCCCAATGGTCAACCATTAAAAAGGAGTTGTTATTGGTGATAGTGAAAGTACCTAAAGAGTCTCCGTCCACCCAAACAAAACTTCCACTTGTGCAACCCCTTTTAAAGTCGGCAACGTTAAGGTCGTTGAAGTTAAAATCGGGGGATTCATTTATTACGCTTATAATCGTGTCGTGTTCTACGGTTATAATCTTCTGTATGCGTGTGACTGTTTTAGGTTTTATGGACAAACTATCCCGCAAAGTAGCCAACTCCGTTTCGTAGTACTTCTTTAGCTGTTTTGTGGTAAGAACTTGTTTTTGGGTTTGGGCTTGTGCGTCTGCTATCTCAGCTTCGTAGTTGTCGGTTGCTGTTAGTAGTTCGTCTTGGTACTTCTTGCAAGATTGAACAGCAAAGATTAACCCGACGATTAAAGCCCCAATCGCAATCTTTTTCCAGTGCTTTACTATTACTTTTTCAGCTACTTTTAAACCTATTGTTTCTAGTATCATCTTAAAAGCAAAGATACAAATTAAAAAAGCGTAGGCTTATTTTAACACCTCACTTGATAACCAAAGATAGTTTTGGTCTTTCCACCTTTTGTGCCAACAACGGTGTTTCGGTAGTAGTACTTTACGTTTACCCCTGACTTGTGTTTAACAGTTATGTAACCGCTTGTGCATTCTCCTGTTCTGATTGTTTGGTCGAACTTTAAGTTTGATTCGTCTACCTCTTCTTTTTTAGCTACTGAATATTTAGACTCCATTGTAAGAGGTAGCTCTTCCTTTGTGTATTCGTAAGCTTGTTGATAACCCTCTGAAACCCTTTGGTCTACAACGTACTCGTCTCCCACCCAAGTTATGTCCATGATGTGATAACCAAACGGAAACAAATCGTCCAACACATCAATCGTGAAGTCAATCGGGCGGATTTTGTCAAGGTTCTTTGACAGACTTTCAAGTTTTTTGTCTATTGAAAGAAACTTATCATCCATTATTGTTCTGAATAATTAGCGCTATCAATCTGTCCATTCTGTCGAGAAGTTTTTCTAAGTCTTTCTTCTCGGCTTTATCTCGGTAAAGTTTTTCGATGTCAACCTTTAGTTGGTTGTAGTCTGTTATAAGCTGCTCTATCTGTTCTGATTGAGCGGTGTCTACGTTTTCTTTTGTGGCTTCCTTTGCCCCTTGTTTTTTGATTAGGTCGTAGATTTTTATTACCCCGAAAACAAGGGCTAAACCTCCCCCGCTTAAATATGCGAGTAGTTCACCAACCGTCATATTGATTATAAGAAACACCCCTTTTTAGTAATCTACCCCTTTTTGGGTGTACTCTACAAGTGGGTTGTTTGTTGCTCCGTCAACGATGATTGGCTCACAGAACTCTCCACCGCCTTTTCCTGCCGCACTTCGGTTCAAAGAAGTGGAGGCGGGAAGTGTACTGCTGTCTCCGTTTTTACTCCAAATAGTAACCGAACCTCCACTTGGGGCGGCAACAGAAATAGAAGCAACTTTAGCGTCGTTCTTTGTGATAATGTCAACAGCTACAGCCGATAGGTCAGAAGAAAAAGCTGACTCCATAAAACCTTCTGTGGTTGAACGAACATCTACAATCTTTCGTAACTCGTTTCCAGCAACGCTCCAAATGTAATCACCAACTTGAAAAGTGTTAGCTGCGCTTGTGGTGTACTTTGCTCCCGAAGTGGTAACTGTAATTGTGGCGACATCTGTGTGAGCTGGAACAGTGTCTTTTGTGGTATATGTCTTAGCTGGCATATTTGTTGTTTTTACAAAGATACAAAGAGTTAGTAGTGGGTATTATTTAAATTTTATATATTTGCTTTATGAGTAAAAAAACTAGAGGGCTTATAGAGGCTTACCAAAAAGGATACAGGGTTACAAAGTGTGGGACTAAAGCTACAAACCCAAGCGGAAAAGAAATGAGCTTGTACTTAACTAAACGATACAAGTCCTTTTCTTTTAGAAGTTCAGAAGGAACTATAAACGTAGAGCTACACAGGCTTCAAGGTTATCAGAAGTTTGGGGATAAGATTAAAAAATTTTTTGTTAGACACTTAAACGGTGACGAGTCTGATAACTCTTGGGATAACATAGGTATTGGAACTCACAGCGATAACATGATGGATATGCCTAAAGAGGTTAGGGTGGCAAAAGCTAAACACGCTGCCTCTTTTTTAAAGAAATACAATCACGAAGATGTAACAGAGTTTTATAAAAGCGTTAAGTCTTACAAAAAAACTATGGAGAAATTTGGAATAAAAAGTAAATCAACGATTCACAGCATATTAAAACAACAGGACGTTCTTTGAGAAGCCAACGGAGGCTTTTCTTTTTTTAGGGAATAAGACCCCGCTTTGTTGTTGGCGGGGTTTTTAATAAAAGTTACTTTCCGCGCTTCATTATTCTGTCTTTGTTTTTGTAGTACACATATCCCGACCTTACGTCTTTTGTGATAATACCTAACGAAGCCAGCACTTCAATCGCAGCTTTGTACTTATAGTAAGTCTCTAAGTCTTTCTTGTTTTTGCTTAAAAACATCTTATCCTTATTCTCAAGGTATTTATCGACGGCTTTCCAAGTTGTTTCGGTTGCCCCGATAAACGGAGATAACTGTGGCATAATAACTTTTGACGCTTCAAAAGCACTCATCTTATCAAGTTCTGTTATGTCAATCTTATTGTACATAACACTGTTTGAGTATTTGTTGTAGTCGTCTCCTTTTTCCCTAGTAACTCCCTCGCCAAACACATCGTTTAGAATCTCAATAGCCACGTTCATTGGAACTCTAGCGAAGTTACTCATGTTTCTTTGGATTGTAAGAGCCACAAAAGCACTAAGGAAAGAACGTCCGAACTCTTTTGGGTTTGGTAATATGTCCCAAATATCCTCATCATCGTCGGTGAAAGGTGCAAGCAACATTCTTGAAACCACATCCGCTATTACCCCGTAAGTAGCGAACCTTAACATGATTGGAAGGGAAGTAGTAGCACCACCAACAAAGCCGTCTCTAATGTAAGCACCCCTTAGCTGCTCGTACTCGTTAATCATAAATGGAAGCATGAAGTACTTAAACCTCCCGCCCATTGCGCCCTCTGTTGCTTTTAGCTGCGCTCCCGCTCTTTCTGCGGGGTTGGTAGTAGCAAAGGCTTTTCTTAACGCCCTATCGCCAATCTTAAACGCTTCACGCAGTACTTTTTTGTTTTGTCTTACGAAGTCCTTATCCTTTAAACTCATTAAGTCAAGGTCTTTTCCCGTCTGCTCTTTGAAACTTTTCTTTACGGCTGAAAATAAAACACCGCGAGCAAAGAACCTATCTGGTGAGCGCATTATTTCTTCTTGGTAAGCTTTTGGACTTATTTTAGTTCCACCTATCATAGGCACGCTCTCTGGAACTTTTAACCCCCACCAATCTTGTGCGCGTTTTAAGACTTCGGCAGCTTTAGTGTCAAGGTCTTTTCTTTTTACCGAGAAGTCAACCCCTTCACTAAAGGTGGAAGCAACGTCAGCGTGACCCATGAACTTAGCGTTACCCATTACCCTCTCTCTTTGCGTTGTTTGTTGTGTGTTTTGAAGGATTTCGCCTATGTCCAAGCCTTTATCAGCTAGGTATATAGCTTCTTTAAATGCGTTGGGGTCACTTGTAAGTACATAAAGTGCGTTAGATAACCCTTCCGCCACAAACCTTTGAGTGCTGCCCAATAAGTATCTATAAGCTGCCTCTGTTACTTGGTTGTAAAGCTTACTGTTTAATCCTTGTGTTGCTTGGGTTCTTAAAAGGTGCTTTCGCTGAACACGAATACCGTCTCTTATCCCCTCCACTACTTGAGACATACCCTCTTCGTCTTTTGCCATTTCACTTAGCTTATTTAAAGCGGAGAACTCTGTCTTTAAGGGGTCTGTTAGGTAGTAATCTTTTAAGGTTTCGTTGTAAGAGTTTTGTACAGATTCAGCCAAAGAAAAAGAAACAGGAGGTACAGCAACTTGCCTTTCCTTTAGCATCGACCTAGTTGACATATTGTTTACGTTACCACCACGCATAACACTTTCCACCGCAGCGCTTACCTTATCCCTTGTCATAGAGGAGACAACGGGATAGTTTATGTAGTTCTCAAACTCCTCGAAAGGCTCACTGCGCATAAAAGCAGCGGCTCTTGCTTTTGGTGTTGTGTCGTCTAAAATCTTTCTCACCCCGTCAACGTACTTCTTTTCCGCCTTGGTCATTGATTCGTAAACGGCTTCCACATCCAAATCCCCGTCCTCATCTTTGAACTGCTCCAACATTTCGTTGATGCTTTGCAATCTTTTTTTGCCGTAAATTTTTATGAACTCGTTTCTCGACCTAGCGTCTTTGTTAAGAACCTCCACCAATTCTCTTACCGAGTGAACCTTCTTTGAGTCGGGGTTTGAGCGACTTTGAAGTTCAGCCATGTACATAAAGGCTTTGATGTCCGACTCTTCGTTTTTTCTAATACCCTTTAACAGCGTTGCTAATTGAGCATCGTTTCTGTACTTCTCTGCTGAAAAGTTTGCGTACCCTAAGTTAAACTTACGCAAAGCGTCGTCTATTGCCCTTCCTTTAAATCCTAGCGCAGCGTCAATCTCAGGGGTTTGTGACTTAAGAACCCTTGCTTCGGTTTTTGCTCTTTTTGTATCGAAAAGAGTTTTTAGTGGCGTTTCTATAACTGTGGTTATCTTTCCTCGAACACCTTTTTGTGACCTTAACTCCTCGTTAATATTACTAGCTTCCCTAAACGCTGTAATATCCCTTGCCACTCTTATTACTTGGCTAGGGACAATACCAACCTCCATAGCGTCTAACACTCTGTTAAGCAGTGAAAGTTGTTGTGGGGTTAAGTTATCTAAGTCACTTTGCGTAACGCTAACCACGGTATCAACAGCGTCTTCCACTTGACTATCCTCTACCTTTGGCTTGTTATTTGAAACAAACTCCGCCCTATCTTTTACTTCGTACTCTAACTGCCCTCTGTTTATTGGCTTAGACTCCGACCCTAACAACCTTCTTTTGTTTTTGGTAAGGAAATTCGCCAACTTCTCAGATATTACACCGTCTTCTAACATTTTAGCAACGCTTGAAGTAAAGTTATCTTCGGTAAGCCCTTGTGCTACTTGCGAAGCCTCTGCCTCTAAAGTACCTATAGCGTCCTCCGCTCTTTGTTGAATTTCCAAAGCGTCGTCTATAATAAGGTCGAGGTCTTCCACCCTGTACTTACCTTCTTGAGTTAAAGCGTCAACTATTTCAGTATACCTTACTATGTCTTGGTCTTGGATTATTTTAGGGTCAAGTCTTAACAGCGGAAGCAGGGCGTTGGCTTTTGTACCAAAATCAGACTTAGATACCCTCTTAGCTGCCTTCTTAGCCTTTTTTGTGTACTGAGATAGCCTCTTACCCTTTGCTTCTTGTATTAAAGCGTCATAGACCTTCTCAAGCTGTTGGTCAAAGTTAGTGTCCTTTGTGTTTTTTAACCCCGAAAGAAGCCTTGAAACCCTACCCCTTCTAAGGTCGCCCAAGCCAAGTTCTCTCATTTCTTGGTTAATGATTTTTGTCAACTCCTTTTGGGCAGCCTTGTCTTCTCGCTGTTTTTGCTTTTCTTCCGACAGCTTACCTTTAAACTTCTCCTTTACTTGAGCTATCTTGTCGTTAAGCTTTTGTTTTATCTCGGCTAACTTGCTTTCTTTTGCTGCAAGAATCTCTTCCAACCCTTGCTTAGCTTGTTCGGCTTCGGTAAGACCTTTTGTTTCGCTTTTAACGGTGGGCTTCTTTGTTACCTTGTTTATTTTTATTGGCTTAACCCCCTTATAAACTCCCTCTCTTGCCCTAATGTCGTAACTACCATCATCGTTAACAGATTCTACAACGCCACGCCTTTGCTTAGTTACCTTTTTACCTTTACTATTATAGGCTTCGTAAGTTACAGTTACTTCATCTTTGGGGGCTACTTTTTCTTGTGTTTGAGGCTGCTCTTGCAAATCGCCCACGCTTTCTTCTTGGGTTGCTTCTTGCTTACCTTCCTTACGCACCTCTCTAATTTCTTGGGCATCTGTTTGTTGTTTTGTATTGTATTTTTTAGATAACGCCTCTATAGCCTCAGATTTAGTGTCTCCGTCATTAAATCTATTTAAGCCATCGACAACCATCCAAACACCACCTTCATCTAGCTCGACCTCAAACCACCCATCGCCATCTAGCCTCTGAACAAAGACATCTCTTTCGCCAATACGTATACCGTGAATGGGGTTTTCCATATCTGGCTTATCAACGACCCTTGATTTATCTGAGCTTAAGTTGTATTTCTTTTTTGGGGTATAGGTCATTTCACCGAAATCCTTACCCTCCTCGAAAGAAAAACCGTTTTTCTTATACCAATTTACTAAATCAGACTCACTCATTCCACCCTCTCCAA